TTGTCTGGTCAACCGTGCTGTTGACAGCGCGTAGGGCGACTGGTTCAGCCTGTGCTGTGCTGTGAAGTAGCGCCACGGCAAGCGCTACTGGTGTGAGCTGCTTCACTCACTTGTTCCGACGAGCTTTGAAGGACAGCGCTCCAAGACCTGCGAGCATCAACCACACCAGATTCGGCTCATCAACCGGCGAGGTCGGAACCTGAACCGATGTGCGTGGAATGCCGTTGCGCGTGTCAATGGTCGGCGCAGGTGATGGCGAGCTGATGACGCTGCCACCACCACCGAACGTCTGAAAGGAGAGAGCGCTAGCCATCGGCGCACCGCCACCACCCTCAACCGGTGCGCTGGTCGGCGTGCCTGAACCCCAACCACCACCTGAACCAGCAAACGTAGGCTGCTCGTCGATTGACATTGGGCCGGCGCCCGTGGGTTCGTCAGGCAGCGCTGGCTCTTGCGCAGCCGCCTGAACGGTTGGTGCTGGTTCGCTGGTTCGAGTTGAGAGCGGGCGTGCTCGTGTGGTTGGGCGCTCAGAACGAGCCTCAACCCGAGGTGCGGCGGCTGCCACTGTGGCAACCATCAGCACGGGTTGCCCGACGGCGCCTGATGAACCGCTGCCGCCTGCTGGAGCCGACGGCGAGGATGAACCTGATGACTTGTAAAGTAGAACGCCTAGCCCAAGAGCAGAGAATGCAATCAGTAAGGCAGCGATGATGTAGACACGGCGTCTTTGCATGATGGATGCCTGTTGTTGATGCTCTATTGTATCACGCGCACCGAAATTGTGTTGAACGATTCTCAGGTTGCGTGGCGGGCCAGCAGGGACTCGAACCCCGAACCGCTGGTTTTGGAGACCAGAACTCTGCCAATTGAGCTACTGACCCGTGCTGTATTTATCTAAATAGAAGACCAACACAGGATTTCCAATGCTGACCTTCAAACAATTCATCGCCGAAGCACGAGAGGTGCCGAAGCTGCCGTGGGAAAAGAATCCAACCATCGGCTGGTGGGAGGACAAGAATCCGCTGCGCGTCTATCACGGCACCCAGCTCAAGCATCTTGAGTCGATCGCCAAGACTGGCCTTGATCGCCTCGACGCTGGCACCGGCATGATCTCCTTCGCGCTTGAACCATACACGGCAAGAGCGTTTGCATCAATGGGTGGTGAGGCAGAGTTTCGCAAGGCTGGTGCGAAGGCGCAAACCATTCATGAGAACGAGCGCATCACGCTCGTGTTCGACCTACCGCGCGCTTGGGTGACGGCGCACCGTGACCCTGACCTGCGTGGCAACGACCCACTTCATCTGAAGCGGCTGCTCAACAAGGATGAATACGACAAGTTCGATAGCAATGACCAGCAGTTCTATCAGCTCGCAGAGCTGCGCGTGAACGCAAAGGTTCCGGCGAAGTACCTCGTGGGGTACACGGTCAAGTGATGGAACCGCCAGCGGGATTCGAACCCGCCAATCTGGCTTCGGAGGCCTGATGCCAATCCATTGGTGGCGATGCTCTATTTATCGTTGATGATTTTCCTGGCTCGCTCTAGGCGATTCAGGTCGTCATCGTCTAAGGCTGCTCTAGTGATATTGATGTAGTCATCCAGTCGGCCTATCGCCTGCGTCTTGTCATCGCTCAGGTCAAGCAGCTCACGTGCGATGGTGTCGCACGGGCGCATGAAGAAGCCGACTGGCGGCTCCCACTCTTCGCGAGCGCTTAGTAGCCAGTTGGCTTTACGAAGCAGGTCTTGAACGGATAACACCTCATAGCCTTAGTAGTAACCCAAGGCCTGATTTGCGATTGCCTGTTGAAGCACGTTCGTTTGCACGCCGTAGTTCAGCAGCGATTGGTTGATCGACGACAACTGGCTTCCAATCAAAGCCGGATGAGACCAAGAGTGAGCGTGACCACAGGTTGGGCAGTAGCCCCCACCGTGACCATACCCATATGGTCTCCGAAAATAGTTGTTGTAGTATGGATAGTTGTTGTAGTACATGCTGTTGTTCCCTTTCGCACGTTTGTCAATGAAATTACACCACGAACCAGGACCCGCCACGGCTGATCAACCAAACGATCTCGTAGGCTTTGGTCATGGTGATAGTGGCGGCATCATCGATTGTTGCCCCATTCCCATCCAGCGTGACCTTTCGTGTTCCGATCGGCGCTCCCATCTCAAGCTTCACTATGAGCCACGTGCCATCTGGCGCTTTTTGTGGTAGGAGGATCTTTACAGGACCCTTCGCTGAGACCCCGATATAAAAGTCTGTGATCTGTGCTTCGTAGTCTGCCGAGATGAGCTGCGTGGCTCGGTCACACTCACACTTGCCTGGTGGCCCTTGCGGACCAACGGGGCCTATTGGACCTTGCGGACCGGCGGGACCAATCGGACCTTGAGGCCCCGAAGGACCTGTCGAACCCACTGGGCCAATAGGACCTGGAGGACCAATCGGGCCTGTCTGGCCTGGATCGCCTTGTGGGCCAACGGGTCCTGGTGAACCCACTGGCCCTGGATCGCCTTGAGGTCCGGCTGGACCAACAGAGCCTTGTGAACCCTGCGAGCCTTGAGGACCAAATGGGCCTTGAGGACCAAATGGGCCTTGAGGACCTGTCGGACCCTGCGGACCAACCGGGCCTGGTGGCCCCTCTGGACCCGGAGGACCAGGTGGACAAACGCATGATTCATTCACCTCAACGTTGATGATGTCGTTGCCGGCACCGCCAGAGACTGATGGGATGATTGTTTGCACTTGAGCGTCCGTTCCAGTTTGTGAGTGAAAGACCACCCCTTCAGCGCGGCTGCGGAGGTTTGAAATCGCAGAGTTGAGTTCAATCAACTCGCGCTCTAGTGGTCCAAGTACTGCCATGATGCGTCCTTGAAGGTGGGTGGAGCTAGCTCCACCCTCATCCAATTAACGAACGGAGTTCGTGGTCGCGGTCTGACCAACTCCGGATTGAGTACCGAAGTTCACCATGCCTTGGCGGGTCTCAGAGAGCTGGCTCTGAAAGGCCTGAAGCTGGGAGGTCACAGCGGCGAACTGCGACTGGTTGTAGCCACCCTGCCAGTAGCGGCAGTCACCACGTGCCTCGACGAGAGCAGCGTTGCGCTCGATGAGTTCGCGGTTGAGCTGCTCCATCTTGAGCTCGTTGATGAGCGCGCGGGTGTTGTTGCCGTCAGCAACGATTTGCTGGCCGATGAGGGCTTGGCCGAGAGCTGCAGCTGCAGCCGACTTCGCACCTTCAAGAGCCGTCGCTGCCTGACCCATTTGGGCTGCGGAATTGATGGCGCTGAGAGTGTTCGCGAACTGCATGTCAGTGCCGGCCTTCAGCGCAGCTACGGCGGTAGCGTTGTTGAAAGCGTACTGCTGCTCAGCGATGAAGTAGGCGGTGCCCTGACCGACGACGCGGTCAGCTTCGGTGCCGGTGCGGTCCGAGTTGGCCCAACCAGCAGACTTCACCTGGTCGACGATGCCGGCGTGTTGAGTAGCGTTCTGATAGGCGCTTGCGGCGCCGATCTCGGCTGCTTCGCGACGAGAATCGCCGCTGGTTGATTGAATGTCACGACGAACCTGTGCTTCGCTTTGTGCATTTTCACGACGGATGTCGGCGTGGTCCTGCATGAGCGCGGTGGTGTCGAGTTGGCCCGTGGTGGTGCCGGTAACGATGTCTGCCATAGTAGTTTCCCCTTTGGTTGCGACACTAGCCTGTTGAATTGTGGCTGTGGCGCTGTTGTTGTCAACGTTGCGGGTTGCTTCGATGGCCACCGCAATATTGAGAGGCAGACCGTCAAGACCGACGACTGCGTCGATCATCTTCGGAGGTACCGTCTCATTTGTGGTTGCTGTTGGCATTGACCGCTCCTTAATGCTCGGCTCACATTGCGTGAGCAAAGACTAGCGGTGTGCGTCGCCGTTACCGTCATGGGTTGGTTCCCACAATTCTTGCAGTCCTCTTTGGGACTGTTATGTTCTGTACTGGACAGATGTATTTACACGAATCACTTTAGAAACACCAGTCAATAAACACATAAACTGACCCGAACCTAGAAAAGGTTTCAGTCATTGCGGTTTAATTGATCTACATCAATCTGGAACCCCTGGTGAGACTCGAACTCACATATGCCAGCTTAGAAGGCCGGCCACCGCTCCTTCGGCAGGGGTAAAGAGGGCGACGAACCTTGTGGTTCGTCGCCTAAAAGGCCAATGGCCTGATTTGGTCTGCGCTACCTCGACGAGTCTTGCTGCTCGTTGAATGTATTTATACGCCCCCGAACAAAGCACAGCGGAAAGTCTGTACAGTACAGAACACTAAGTGCAGTACTGCACATAAGGCGGTTCATAATCTATATACGGGGAATGTCGATTTCACAGTGTGGTTATGTTACCTAGGTAACATAGCGAGAGTTACCTCTAGGTAACATAAGGATGAACTGGCTGGTTCAATAATGGTAGGGGCACTGAGAATCGAACTCAGGACGAACGGGTAAAAGCCGCATGTTATACCACTTAACTACGCCCCCAAAGGGGTTCGTTTTCGAGACGCATCAAGCGTCGATGACACTGTACGCATGATGCGTCCTTTCAAGTTGTTAGACTCGTACGACAACGGCCTCGTAGGTGCCGGCATCGACCTCTTGTAATTGGTGGTGCTGGTGGGAATCGAACCCACGACGCACGGCTTATGAGACCGCTGCTTAACCATTCAGCTTCAGCACCATTGATTGTTACTTGACCTTCTTGAACTTCTCGCAGTCGCGAAGGCGAGCGCTGAGCTCAAGCGCATCGGTGTAGCTCTTGCGAGCCTTGCCATCGCGCACGGTCTCGATCTGAAGTTCAGACGGACCCTTGTCGGCGGCGACCACCTCGATGGTGAAGTGAAGGCCATTGTTGGTGATGTCAAACTTGTCGCCGGCCTTGAAGGCCTTTGGCGCTTTGTTTGGCAGGTCAAGGAGTTCTTGAAGGAGTGTCATACGCTTATCCGGTTGAGTTGCGATGACTTATTTATAGTGGTGCCTCCGGAGGGAATCGAACCCCCGTCTGAACGTTCGTAGCGTCCTATTCTCTCCGTTGAACTACGGAGACACTTTGATCTGGCTGTGGTCCCAGGAATCGAACCCGGCTCTGTCCGCATTAACAGTGCGGTGCATACACCTTGCTTGCTCGACCACAATTGTACTGGAGCCCACGCTCAGCCTCGAACTGAGTCCTCATCCGTACGAAAGACGCGTACCACCAGGTAATACTTCGCGGGCGTTATAGTTGGTGCCCAAGCAGAGAATCGAACTCTGTTCTCACCCATACCAAAGGTGCGCACGACCAATGTGCTACGAGGGCATTGAAATACTGGGGTGCACGATGGGACTCGAACCCACAACGACGGGAATCACAATCCCGGGATCTACCAATTGATCTACGTGCACCATTGTTTTGTTCTTCCTCGAACATATCCATTTGTCAGATACGAATCGAGATCTTGTTTCTTGATCTTTATTGGAAACCCGTTGGTCACCCAACAGGTTCCGAACTGGGAATTTGCTTGGCCTGATTGCCTTGCCAAGTCTTTCATTGTGCGACTTCGCTTTTGATTTACTTCATCGGTGTGCGAAGCCATTGTTGCTTGTTCACTCCACCCAGCAGACTTTCCGCGAAGACCATTGCTGATTGCTGCGCTTCTTGATGCGGCCCAAATAGGATCATTTGCCAAGATCTTGATGCTGGCATTTCCTTTACGTCCTTTTGCGCGTTGGACCTCAGAGTTGTCATTCAGATGTTCCCAACCGCCTTCGCCGCCATTCTTAAGATTCAGACAGAGCGAATCTTGACGAAGTTCTTCAGTGACCAATTCGGCTTCGCGTTTCAAGACTTCTTGCCTTGTTGGGTATGACTCAAGGATCTCACGCTTGAAATTCTCTTGACCGTACTTCTTGATTTCCGCCTTGATCCTACGACCGCTACCAAGATACCCATCGTCGATGTTCGACGTTGAATGGATGCCGATGTAATACCTTCCGTTCAGAAGGTTCGTCGTGCGATAAACTAGATGATGTTTGTTCATCTTCTATTTATCTGAATCAGGTGGGGTGGGACCGGGAATCGAACCCTGCCTTACGGTTTCACAGACCGTCTTGCTGCCACTACACTAGAACCACCATTGAATATCTGGCGGGCTATCGAGGATTCAAACCTCGCAACATCCCCTCATGAAAGGGATAGGATTTCCAATCACTCTAAAGCCTACATGCTGGCGGACCGGACGGGAGTCGAACCCGCTTGAACCTCTTAGACAGAGAGGTGCCTGACCGTTAGGCTACCGATCCATTATGCTGGTACCGAGTACGGGAATCGAACCCGTCTCTTCTGCTTGAAGGGCAGAGGACCTCACCAAAAGTCCAACTCGGTATTGTATTTGGAATCCCGTTCCGGATTTGAACCGGAGTTCCCGCCTTGAGGGGGCAGTGTCCTTGGCCGCTAGACGAACGGGATATTGAGACAACAAAGGAGTGACAAAGCGGGGAATCTTAACAGGATAACGCTGAGTCGTACGGTTGTCTGTATCTTGGTGGGTCCGGAGAATTTCGAAATCTCGGCCTGACGGTTAAGAGCCGCCTGCTCTGCCTCTGAGCTACGAACCCATTATCATGAACCCAGTATCGGAGTCGAACCGATCACGCAGCCTTCGTAGGACCGCAGCCAATCCATTGGACCGGGTATTGTGTTTGGTGGGGCGCGACAGATTCGAACTGTCTTCCATCTGGTTAAGAGCCAGAGCTTCACCGTCAAAGTTTGCACCCCATGTAATTTGGTACTCGCTGCAGGAATCGGACCTGCGACCTCTTCCATGTCAAGGAAGCGTTCCACCACTGAACCAAGCGAGTATTATAATTGGTGCGTCGTCCAGGAATCGAACCCGGTTTATCTCCTCTTCAGGGAGCTTCCATGACCACATCGGATAACGACGCATAGAATTTGGCAAGGGAGTTAGGACTCGAACCTAAGCAACTCGGGTCAGAGCCGAGTCGGTCAAACCTTGACGCTCCCCATCAGATCTTGGCTCCGTCTTCTGGATTCGAACCAGACTCATCCGGTTAACAGCCGGAGGTACTCGCCGAGAATACTAAGACGGAATTGATTTTGGTGGTGATGGCTGGATTCGAACCAACCCTAGCTTTGGATGATAAAGATAACCATTCACAAGCGGTTACTTGCGCAACAAAAAGCGCGAACGATGTTTTCTGTGCTGCCACTACACTACATCACCATTTTAGAAATTACTCTGCCTTTCGAGAAACCATTAGCGAGGTATTCGTCAAGGTCAGTCTTTTTGATTTTGGATGACTTGTTGTCTTTGGTTACCCAACAAGTTCCGTATTGAGAGTTGCCAGCACCTTGATGGTGCTGGCTTTGAATTTGTTTAGTTTCATCGGTATGTTGTTTGCCACGAAAACCATAAGAAGACTTTCGACCAACAACATTTATCTTGCGAATGTTTTCAGAGGCTTTGAGCCTTCCCTTTTCTGATCTGTTGTAGGTCGCCCAACCAACATTTCTTTTTGAGAGGTTCGATAGAACTACCTCCTGCGGTATATGATCCCAACCGCCTTCGCCGCCAATCTTCAAATTGATGTTCAACGGGTTGGCGAGCATCTCTGCTGAGACTATTTCCTTCTCACGAAGTTTCAGCGCTTCACGAGAGGCACAGTGTTCAAGAATTTCTTTCACATGTTTTTCGTCACCATGCTTTTTGCGAGAGCGACCTAAAATCTTTCCGCTCCCAAGATAACCGTCGTTGAGGTCGTCTGTTGAGTGCATACCAACATAGAACTTGCCTGTCACAAGACAGGTTGTTCGATAAAGGTAGTGGTAAGTCTTAGGTGGCTTTTGCATCGCAGTTCATTGTAACACAAAAAGATGTGTGCTGAACTGCGATGCGGGATGCAGGGGACGTGGGGATCGAACCCACCTCGGTCGGGTCAAAGCCGACTGTGTTCACCAGAACACCAGACCCCAACAGAATTGTTGGTACCGAGTACGGGAATCGAACCCGTCTCTTCTGCTTGAAGGGCAGAGGACCTCACCAAAAGTCCAACTCGGCATTGAATAACTTGGTGCCTTCACTTGGGATCGAACCAAGGACCTACGCCTTATCAAGACGGTGCTCTACCACTGAGCTATGAAGGCATTCAAATTTGGCTGGCCGTGTAGGAATCGAACCCACAACCTATCGCTTTGGAGGCGAGTGCTCTGCCTGATTGAGCTAACGACCAATTGAATCTATTTCAAACATGCCGACAAGTTAAGTGCGGTTGAAGGGGAGATCGTGAAAGGATAACCTTCGATTGCGATTCGGTCAGCGTGTTTGAAATAGATCCGGACCGAAGTCCGGATCAAGCCATATTCATCCTATCTCGCACTCCTCTAGCCTCACGTAGGTTCTCCGGCTAGTATCACAGCGGTCTGGCGTTATTTGTTGCTCGCGAATCCTGACGCGAGGTTCTTTCTAAGACGAACCTGGGACCTTGCTTGCGCTAAGGTCCCAGGTCTTGGAGTTTGGTGAAGGCTTGCTGCTTACGCTGCTAGCTTCTCCTGACCTGGGAGGGTCGTATCATTCTCGTCTCGCTTAATCTCAAAGCGCACGGTGACGTGTTGGCGTTGCTGCCAATGCATCTCCGTTGTTTTGAAAGTGTTGCGAGTGAAGTTCACGATGGTTTCCTAAGTTGGTTCCAGTGCCTTGCGGCGATGTTTCTATTTAGCGATTTCCGAAGATTTCGCGGAAGGTTGTTTCAAGGATCAGCGATCAGCGCACTTGTCGCATCACCAGAGTTGAACTATAACACGTTCCTGAGCTTCGTACAAGACAATTTTCAGGTTCGGCGGAGACCGTTCTCGTCTCAACCTGAACACATTGCTGTGTTCGTGTCGATAGATGTACTATAACACGGTTTTGGCGGTCTGCACACTTTTAAGTGTAACAGTCCTAGGTTGATTGTAACGAAGCTCGAACTGACTTGTCAACGGCTGCGACGATGGAGTTCTGCGCCTTGCGACCCTTCGTGGCGAAGTCCGCGGCGGAGAGCCAAACGGTCTCCTTCGTCTCGTAGTGCGGCTTGTCGAAGGCAGACTTGGACTTCACTTGACCGGCGAAGATGGTCATCTTGTAGGTTGCGTCGAGCCCGGTCTGCGTGCCGCTCCAACCCTCGATGGTGGAGATGAGGTTAGACTTGCGCAGTCCGAGCTCCTCCTCTGCCTCACGAACTCCGGCGGTCTTGGCGTCCTCACCGGCGTCGATGTGGCCCTTCGAGATCTGTGGGTCAGCGCCACCGTACTGCGACGCTGAGGAGACCATGAACAGATAGATCGGCACGTCGCCCTCGAGCACGTACGGCATGAAGCCGGCTTTGCCAGCCTTGCCAACGGCTTCGAACAGCTCAGCGACCTTCACTTTGCCTTCGGCGGGTAGGTCTTGTTGAGCAGAGCGCAGATGACCTTGGCGGTCGCCTGATTGCCCTCACAGTTGACGACGGTGTTGCCACGGGCGTCATTGACGTAGGCGTGGTCGACGCGGAACGGACCCAGAAACCCGTTGAAGGCGTTGTAGGGTTTTCCACTTTCGGCAAGCAGGGCTTTGCCAAGTTGAGCTAGTTTGTTCATGGTGCTATTATACTCCAGGTTCGAGGTCTATTTAAGGGTGTCCAGAAACTTTAAGTACTTGGTCCAAAGCTTCCAATCATCCTGCATCCCCTTCTCACCAGCCTTGAAGGGACCCTTGAGAACATTGGTGGCGTACTCAAAGGCGACCACCGGCACCTTTGCGATGGCTGGCTCACCGGCCTTGAAGGGTCCCTTAAGCACTTGTCGAGCGTACTCATACGAATTGCCGGCGCTGGTGGCTATGACCGTCTCTGCTTCTGGAAATGGTTCTTGCATCACGCTAGCAAACCACGTGGCATCCTCTGCGGTGTGAGCGAAGACCTTACGGTACTTGCGCACCTCATCAGCCCAGGCATCGACCGACGGATAGTCAGCCCACGTAGTGGTCAGCCGCGAGCGCACGATTGACGGCACAGCCTCGTGCGCCTTGTCGTGATGGTCAAGCGACTTTGGGTCTTTGTGAAGTTTGTAGAGGTTCATGAGTCTGCCGTCCAGAGGTGATCGGTCTCGCCAGCCAGGAACAGCTCGTAGTCCTCAGCATGCCCAGAGGCCATGATGGCCTTCTCGCCTGGCGGCCACGGCGCCTTGAGCACTGCGGTGGAGTAGTAGAACGCCGTGTTGGCGTTGGAGGCTATGTTCTTCTCGGCCAGCTCGACGGTCGCCTTGTCATCGGTGATCTTCGGCCATGGAACGCCGTGCAGATTCTCAGCGTAGTAGTACGCGTAGTCTGAGTGCGCGGCAATGGTGCGCTCAAGCGCCGGCACCATGCTCTTTGGAATGAGCGACACGGTATTCATCGAGTCCAGATTCGCCAGCCAGTAGGCCGTCGCTGGGTCCTTGACCAGAAGCTTCAGCTCAGCGTCGGTGTAGGCGGTGTAGCGCGAGCGATGACCCATCTTGAGGTCATGAAGAATCTTGTCCTTCAGCACGATCGGCACGTGGAGGTGTGCGATGTCATGATGCGACAACGCTTTCGGACTGTCGTGAAGCTTGTAGAGGTTCACTCGTCGTCCTTCATTGAGAAGAGATGTTTGTAGACGCCCCATTCATGCGTCTTCTTGATGGCTTCTTCGCCAGGTTTGAATCGGCTCTTTAGCACGTCCGCGGCGTACCTGAACGAGCAGTATGAGCTCGAAGCAATGGCGGTTTCACCGGCTTTGAATGGGCCATGTAGAACGTGTACGGCGTATCCGAAAGCGGCGTGTGAATTCTTTGCGATGGCTGGTTCGGCTTCCTTGAAGGGACCCTTGAGAATGTGAATGGCGTACTGAAGGGCGATCTTCGGCACCTTTGCGATGACTGGCTCGGCTTCCTTGAAGGGGCCCTTGAGAATGTGAAGGGCATAGTGAAGGGCGGTGTCTGCATCTTTCGCAATAATGTGCTCGCGCTTCTTAAGCTCTTGAGGTTGATTCTTGTACTTGTCCCAGACAAGCTCGGTCACAACCTCTTGAGCCTTGTCGTGATGGTCAAGCGTCTCCGGCTTGTCGTGAAACTTGTAGAGGTCCATTACGCCTCCAGGGCGTCGATGTGCGGACCGTAGTGAAGTTTGATGAGCTTGTTGAGGAACTTCGTGTAGCCCGGCAGCTTGCTCAGCGCGCTGATGTCAGCCTTGCCAACTGGCTCGTCACGCTCGTCCATGAACGAGTCGGTCTGATAGTGCAGCTGGAACTTGCGCTCATAGTCGCCCTTCTTCGGCAGCGTCGGCGCGATGACGATGTAGAGCTTGCCCTGAGCATCGTAGTGGCTGAACATGTTGTCAGAGTCAGCAGCGGTACACCACTTGGTGCCAGCGCCGTACTTGCACGCAGCGGCTTCAGACTTTGGAATGAGCACAAGCAGGTCAGGCTCCTTCAGAAAGACTTCGGTCTCATTGGTCTTGATCTGTCTCGCAGCTTGCTTCTTCGACAGCTCGTCGGCAGCGCCATCGTGCGGCTCGATGGCGTCGTACAGAGCGCCAAGCGTCTTGTAGTTGTTGAGGTCTCTGACCTCCAACTTCTTCTTGACCTTGTCGAACGTCTCGATTGTCTTCTTGACGCGGCTTGCATCTTCGAGCTTGAACTGCTTGGCAGCGTACATGCGGCTCAGCCACATGATGTTCGTTGGGCTGATCTTGGCCAGCTCGCGAATGGCGCCCTCGGCGTCCTTCGGCTTGTTCGGGCTCGAGTCATCTGAGAGCGCGGTGCCAACCTTCGCACCAAAGTCCTTGATGGCCTGATCGGTACGGTCCTCGAGCAGGACTAGGAATTCTTTGAGAGTGATGGCCATTGTCGATCCTTAGGCGCGATTAACGCAGCTGACCATGACGAACGAAGACATACTTCTTCGGGTCCGTTGGCGAGCGAGCGATCGTGATGTACTCGGAGTCTGAGACTGGATCATCGCCCTCGACGCCAATGTCATCGTCCTTCGTGAACATGTACACGACGCGCAGTGTGAGAGCCGCGCAGTTCACACCCTTGACCTTGACGTTTCCGCTGCCACCAACGACTGACCAGTCGTCAACGTTGTTCTCATTCCAGCCAGCGGAGGAGAACGCAGCCTTCAGCGCAGCCGAGTCAAGGTCGTGCTTGTCGATCTTCGTCCACGGCATGGTCTTCTCGTAGTTCTTGTCCTTGTCCTCTTGATACTGCCACCACGCTTGTGAGTACTTCTCCGTCGGCACGGCGGACGGCTTCGAAGCCTTGGAGCCAGATGCCTTCCAAAGCTTGGCGGCTTCGCTGTTGGCGTCCTTGAAGCGCTTCTCAACACCGGCGGTGTTCTTGATGACGAAGGCGCCTTCGGTCATTAGACCTTCCTTGACGGACTTCTGTTGCTGGCGCCAGGCGGCGAGCGCCTGTGAGAGCGTGACCTTTTCATTGCCGACCATGAACGTGATGAACTCTGGCGGGCTCTTGCGGTCGAACGGCCAGCCGTCAACGCCACCATCGGAATTCTTGTACGAGACGAACATCGAGTCCTTGCGACCACCTTGATTCTCAGTGAACTCATGGACCTTGAAGGTGCCGGTTGGAGAGTACGCGCCGAGCGGGTGCTTGCGAACTCGCATCTTCACGACGCCGGTCTTGACTGGCTCACCGAACTTCGCCTGAATGACCTCGCCTTCGGTCAGACCTTCATCGACTTGATTGTGCACCAGATAGTGCGCATCGCCGACGATGGTCTCGAGCTCAGCGGCAGGCATGTCCTTGAACTCTGGCCAGCCCTTGACTCGCTTGGCGATCTGCTTCGTTGAGAGCTCGAGCCAGTTGTTGAAGATGGCGTCTTCGAGCTTCTTGATTGCAGACTTTGAAGTGCCTTCGAACAGTTCAGTGACTTTCATTTCTAACCCTTTTGATTGTAGAAGCGCAAATAGGCCCACGCTCTCGCATGGACCTATTTATCAGCGACGGGTGATTTACTTCGCCGCTTTTCGCAGCGGCTCAATCACTTTCTTCTCGTACTTGTCGTTCTTCACCACCATCTGCTTGTACAGCTCCTCGATGATGCGCTCGTTGTCCATCTGCGGATAGGTCTTGACGAGCAGCGCGATGACGCACTGAACGACGTCAGCGGCCTCGCCGAAGGGCGATTCCTTGACCTTCTTGTGTGGCAGATTGCCAAGGGCGAAGTTGATGGCCTCGGCAAACTCGCCGACCTCCTCCATCAGCTTGAGACCCATGGCGCCTGGGTCCTTGAAGTCCTCGCGACCGAGGCCAGCGCCGCGAACGCATTCGTCGGCAAGAGCAGTGAGATAGGGCATGTGATTACTCGATGATGAATGGGCCAAGCCCGATGAGAATGGAGATTGCGGCAGCGGCGTAGGCAAGTGAGTCGCCATCGACCTCAGCACCGACCAGCGCTCCAGCGATGCCGCCGAAGACGAGCAGCGAGAGGTACGAGATCGAGTGGGCCATGCTACTTCAGGCGCCCAATGACCCGGTAGCCAATGAAGGCGACGAGCAGGCCGACGGCGATGCCGATGGATGGATGATTGCAGATGGAGCCGATGATGGCGCCAATGCAGACGAGCTCGAGCGTTCCACGCACCGGTGGGACGTAGCCAAGGGCGCGCTCCGGACCGGAGGCAATGGGACCGTTGTTGCTGCTTCGTGCCATGATGATGTCCTTAGTAATGTGACCGTTGAGCGTGGTACAGCCGATCCCGCGGAATGAGCGACCACTCGATGAGGTTGAACGTCGCGATGATGACGACGGGCGCCAGAATCGCTGCCGTGGGACCAGCGAGGGGATAGGCGATGGCGGCGCTGAAGAACGCAATCAGGAGGATGACGGGCATCGAGGCGACGATCCAGTCACGGACCTTCTGACGACGAGCGTACTGAGCAGGGGTGTAGGTTTTCACGATGGTGTCCTTGTTGAAGTCTTACCAGTCGATCACGATCTGGTACTCGCCGGCGGGCAGCAGACCACGGGCGTGAAGGTCGTTGACGACCATGTCGAGGTTCGGGTAGAAGTTGCGAGACCAGAACAGGTCAAGTGACCACTCGTAGTCGTTGCTTGACAGCTTTTGCTTCGGGTCTCGAGCCAGCCACGCGGCAAACGACACGCCCATCTCGTCGCCATTGACCTCTTCAGGAATCGTGTCGTTCTCGTAGTCGTACGGGTCCGACACTGGCACGGTGATGTGATCGACGCCACGCGACTTGCAGCCGTCTTGCTGTTGAAAGTTGAATGGCCGACCGTACGTTTCGACGATGAGCTCGTCGAGATCTTGACAGTCGATGCTCTGAATGGATTTGATGATCACTTTGCGAGTCCGTTTGGTTTGAAGTGAGCACCGGCACGCCAGTGCTTCTGGGTTTGAACGTGGCCCTTGCGAACGTACTTCGCAACGCTCTTCTTGAAGTCGCCGTACTTGAAGCTATCGGCAACGCGAACGACGTAGCCCTCAGTGGTCTCCCACAGTGGAGCAACGAACTCGGTCGCGTACTTCAGCACGTCGCCGTTGAACGGACCACGGTAGAGAACCTTGACCGGCGTGATGTCCAGCAGCTCGAACCACTCGAGCGTGTCGTCCCACGACAGACATTCGTTCTTCTCGTTCCAGATGCTGAAGCCGAGGAAGTAGGAGGGCAGGTCGGTGTACTTGATGCTGTGCTCGGCCCAAACGTTCTCGCCACAGACGCGCCACCCTTCGGGTAGGTTGTAGCACACGTTCTCGGCCAGGAATCGCTTGACCCAGGCGCGCTCCTCGCCACCACGGCTGTCGATGGAGCGAGCGTGAACGTGGCCATCGCTGTAGCCCGAGGTGTTCTCACCGTCGAACTTGATGGAGATGACGACGTCCTTGCCTTCGAACTGCTCGCAGTCCTTCAGCGCCTTGTCATCGTCGTGCATCCCAGGCGAGAACGGCAGATGGAACGTCCGACCGTACTTGACGTACGGAACGTAGAGGTCTAGGACTCCGGCGTCCCGCAGGACCTTCTGTACGCTGACGTCAAAGAACAGCTCACCCTTTGTGCGGTAGCCGTTATCGAGGACATAGTCGCCCCACTTGGTGATTGGCTGCTCGGGGTAAAATTGGTCGGGGACGACAATCGTGGTAATACCACATTGAGCTCGAACTTCTTCGACGCTGCGGATAGTTCGCTCGCACTCCAGGTGATGTTCTTCACAGACCGTTGCTCCGTTGTCGAGGTAGTAGCCGCCGTCGGACCAGAGCCGACGTTCGATGATGTGATGCGCGTCGAGCTTGCCCTCAGGGGTTTGCTCAGCGGTCTTGCCGCAGACCACGCACTTGTGGCCGTCGCGGGCGAAGACGCCTTCACGAAAGGCTTCACGAGTGAGGAGCTTGGACATGACTTACTTTCGTTTGGGACCAGCCAGAGCTTGATTGAGCTCGTCAATCATCTTGGCTTGACGAGCAATCTGCTCACCAGCCTTCTTGAGACGCGCTTCGGCCAGAGCCTGTTGAAGCTCTGCGAACTGAAGCGAGTCGAGGGCTTCATTCACCAGCTTGGCCATGGCATCACGGTCAACGGCAACACAGAAGGCTTTGAGGAGTTGGTCACGGGTTTTCATAGATGCCATTATACACCAACCTGACCGATTGAACACTAGTTGAAGTGTAACAACCTAGCTAAAGCGTAACGCTTACTTGGCGGAGAGCTTTTCCACTTTCGCCTCGAGCTGAGCGATGCGAGCGTTTTGATTGACCGTCGTCTTGTACTGGTAATAGATTGGGACGAACGTAATTGCCAGCACGAGGAGCGTGGCAATACCGGCTGGGGCGCCGTGCTTCTTCAGAATTTCCATCATGGCAATATCTCCTTGAGTGCAGGAGTATTTATCAGAAACGCAGGAAGGGCCCTAGGGCCCTTCCGTTTCGGAGGCTGAGTGATTACATCACTTGCAAAGAGATGACGCCTGAGGACTTCAGACCGAGGGCATCTGTCACCATGATCGTGACGAAGTAGGTTCCCTTCACGGTCTTGGTCCAGCGAAGCATGCCAGTCGAGCTAACCGTCAGACCTACCGGAGTGGGCGTCGGGTTGACAGAGTAGAGGACATAGCTCAGTGAGGTACCGTTCGTCGTCGAGGCCGGGATCTGCATCGCGAAGACTTGGTTCGGCTTGACGGCGAGGGTCAGCTCGATGAGGGTCGGCGGTGTGGGAGCGTTGGCCTGCACGGTGAAGGAGTGCGTACTGGTCAGGCCACTCGGGTCCTTGGCTTCGAGCGTCACCGTGTAGGTTCCAACCACAGCCTTCGGCCAAGTGATGAGACCAGTGGAGCTGAGCGTCATTCCGGCCGGAGCGTTGATCAGCCGAGTCACAGGCCTCAGACCATCAGCGTTCGTGATCACCGCTTGCAGGCTGACGGGCAGACCGGCTGGCACTTCGATGAAGTCCGTGGCGATCTCGATGACCGGGGTGGACGGTGCGGTCGTGACCGTGAACGTTGCGGTGCTGGTCGAGCTGGCACCATACGTATCGGTGGCGATGACACGGATCGTGTAGACACCCTTGGTGGTAGGCGCGAAGGTGAGGCCACCAGCGGTTGTCAGCGCCAGGCCGGCCGGAGCGACTGAGCCGAGCTTGAAGGTCAGCGCATCACCATCGGGGTCTGAGGACATCGGCGTGGTCGAGACAGTCTGAGCGGTCGTCAGTGAGAGCGCGATGTTCTGCACCAGCGGAGCCTTGTTGGCAGCACCGATGACGAACTTGTAGACACCGCTGGCTGATTGGCCAGTCGTCGACTTGACCGTCACCGTAGCGTTCCACGTGCCAAGGACAGGCTTCGCCCAGGTGAGGACACCCATCGTGCTGACCGTGACACCAGACACACCAGACACTGCGTAGGTGTACGAGCCACTGGGCAGGGCTTGAATGCCAAGGGTGTAGCTGAGCGGAGCACCAGCGCGGCCAGGGATGTTGCCACCAGGAACCGAGATCGAAGTCGGCGGGGTCGGAGCCGGCGGTGTGGGCGTCGGGGTCGGAGTGGGCGTCGACGTGGCGTACCTGGCGAGGTTCGCCACCATCTCGAAACCGTTGGGAGTGCCGAAGCCGGTCGGGATGTCGTACTTCGTCGTGGCGGCGCAGTACTTGCAGGTTCCGTTGGCGCCAGTCGTCACGTCGAGGAAGACTTGCGCGTAGGTCGTTGCAGCTTGACCAGCGGCGTAGATCGCGCTGTGAATGCGACCGATGACAGGTTGGCTAGCGGCAGCACGTTGAGCGTTGCCAAGAGCGACGAAGCCTGCCCACATCGGTGTCGACATGCTGGTCCCACCGAACGTGAACCAGTTGACCGTACCGTTGTACGTCATCGCGACGTACTGGCCAGTGGACGGGTCAGCGTTCATCGAGACGTCAGCCACTGCGCGCATCGTCGGCGTTGAGCCATCGGCGAGCTTGAGATTGACTTGATACGACGGGAGCGGCACGTACTGACTGACAGCACCACCAGCGCCAGACCAAGCGGTCTCGGTGCGAGTACCAGTGCCAGACCAGTTCAGCGAGGTGCCGCCGACGGCAACCACTTCACCCATCACGGCGGGCCACATGGCTTGGTAGCCATTGTCGCCAGTCGCTGCGAGGTAGGTGTAGCCAGGCGCGAGGAAGGCGTCGCGAGTGGTGTCGGTGTAGCCAGGATATTCCGGAGCACCGAACGACATGGACACCGGGCCCGGGCCCATCTTGTTGATGGTCTTCGTGGCGTAGTAGAGGCGGTCGATGTAGGAGTTCTGCGCTTCGACCAGCACGATGCGGGCGAGCGGAGCGATGGCGTGAGCCCATTGAACGTCGAGAGCGATCTCACCAGCCCAACCAGAGTCGTAGGTCGGCGCCGTCGGGACGATGTTGCCGGTGGAGTCGGTGTAGATGACCGAGAAGTCGCAGCCACTGGACGGGGCAGCGAGGGGGAAGGCGTTGGCCGCCGTGACTGCGACGTTGGTGCAGAGCGGGAGGCCGAACTTCGTCGAGAAGGCGTTGAGGTCAGCCAGCGCGGTCGGGTTGTCGTACGCATCCAGAATGTAGATCGTCTGGCCAGCGCCGAGCTGAACGGGTGTGGAGGCTGCGACCGCCGGCAGACCGTAGGCTGCGCGAATCTGAGCTGGGGTGTAGGACACCGACACCATCGGCTTGACCGAGCCAGCGGCAAGCGCGTGAGTCTTGCCCCTGGCGTCGGTCAAAGCTTGCAGAGTGAGCTGCTTGGTGGAGAGGCCTTGCAGCTCGACCGGCACGGGCTTGGAGGCCGGTGGCATGAAGGCCGAGACGCTGCCACCGCTGGCATCGACATCGCTCGGCTCGTCCGGAAGGACTGCCGACATGTGAAAGGTTGGGTGGACTTCGGCTGTGGGAAGCTGGCCACTGGCGGTCTGTGCTGAGGGGACGTCGGACTCGACGCTACCACCACCGCAGGCTGTCAGGAGGGTCAGAAGGCCGACTGCGAGAGAGATTCGCGAGCGCTTCATGATGAGACTCCTTGGTTGAACACAAGGTGATTATACACCTGTTGTGACGAAAAGGAGACAAATCGCGCTCGACCTAAACGTAACGCTCTAAGTGGCAGATTACATCAGAAGCGATAGAGCAGCGTCGTCGAGGCGAAGTCGAAGCCCTGACGAAGCAGACCTACGTGCTCGAACTCGGTGCGCAGCGAGAGTTGCTTGCTCAACGGATAGTCAATGCCAATGCCGAGCAGCGGCAGCGCCACACGGTACGATTGCTTCTCCACGACGGTCGTCGGAATCGTCTTGCTGCTCGTTCGCGTGACGCCGTCAACCGTCGCCGTGTAGGAGTACGACAGCGAATCAGACGTGGTCTGCGTCACGGCCGCGTAGGCGTACTCGAGCCCACCACGAACGAACACCGGACCGTGCACGCGATAGACGGCTGCAGCGCTGAGCGATGTTGCTGTCAGCTCAGCAGCGGCCTTTGCGGTCCCGCTGGCGTTGGCCGTCAAGCTGGCCGAGTGACCACCAAGCGTCGTTGAGATGTCGAGCAGCTCACCGCTTGCCCTGAGCGTGGCACTGATGGTGTGCCGTTGATAGCGGCGTGCGGACAGCTCGTAGGCGAGGTGCTCGCTGGCTTGATAGCCGAGCGTGGCCTTGTACGAGAAGTTCGTCAGCTTGGTCTGCGTCTCCATCGTGCCACCAGCCAGCTCGAAGAGGCGAAGGTAGTCAGCGCGATTGTCGACGGCGAGCTTGCGCGTCAACCAACCATCGACGTCGTAGCGCAGCCGCTCGGTCGAGCCGGTGGCGCTCACGTAGTAGGGATTGGCGTGAGCCAGCGAGGCGCTGAGCAGCGCGAGAGTGAGGAGGCGCTTCATGCTGCGACAATCGGAATCATCTTGACGCCTTCGCGCAGGCCGAGCTTGTGAGCGTCCTCGCCCTCGAGCTCGTGGTCACTGAACTTCTTCTCGAAGTAGTCGTGACAGTACCGGCACGTCGTGCCGCACAGCTCTTCTTCGCAGCGGAAGCCCTCGCCGCTGAACCACTTGCCGACGAACTTGTCGAGGCTCTTGTTCGGAATGTTGACGTTGTGCTCTTGGTCGAGCTCGCTCTTGTGATTGTAGATTGTCTCGAGCGGCTTCCACAGTTGAAGCAGGTTCCCTTCCCACGAGCGTGAGAGGTACGCTTCGGCCATCGCGACGATGTACTCGGTGGTGCCGGTGCGGCCAGTGATCTTGAAGTTGCGAATGCCCAGCGCTTCGTAGCGGTAGATGTCCTCGGGACGAACCCAGCGCAGCTTGAGCCAGGACGAGACGTCCATCTTGCGAGCGGTGATGCAGTACTTCATCGGGTAGGTGTCGAACTGCATGGCGTCGGCCTGCGTCTTGTCCGAGGCGTGAGCGATGTAGCAGCTGTCACGGAACGTGCAGTGCGTGGTGCTGCCGTCTGGTGTGCCGACGCCGCAGAACTCGTTGAGCATGATCTCGTAGCTCATGCCGTTGTCAGCGCAGTACTGAGCAGCTTGCTTGAGAAAGCGCTTGTTCCGGTTCTTGGCGAGGTTGCCGCAGACCTTGTCGATGCCGAAGGTCTCTTGCAGGTACTTGAGCTGCGAGATGGTGTCGACGTGCGCGATGGTGCTCAGCTCGAGCTTGATGGTCGTTGAGACCTCACGAATCAGCTCAGCGATGAGCAGATTCGCGATGGTGATCCGATACACGCCAATCTGCTCAAGCCACAGCACGAAGTCTTGAATCTCGTCCTTCAACGCCGTCAGCTCGGTCTTCGAGCCAGGGTTGATGGAGTTCATCGTGTAGTTGAAGCGAATGCCGGCGGCGAGCGAGTCCTTCACGTACTGCTCGAGGAAGTCCCGGTCGATGTCCGGCAGGCGAAAGTCTGGGCGGGCAGCAAGAAAGGCGTGAGTCCGATCCGAGCCGTAGAACTCGTCGACCTGCACGCCTTGATCGCGATACTTCGCGTTGAGGGCTGCGACCTTCCCAATCAGCTCTGGGTTAAAGTTGCAGCCAAGCTTGTACGATGTCATCTGCATGTGGTCTCCTAGTGGTGATGGTACATTGTATCCTGTACCACACCACCGGCGACCTCAATGCAGGTTAGACGGTCAGCAGACCAGTGCCGCACTCGCCGCAGAACTTCGTGCCGAAGGCATTCGACGTACCGCAGGTCGGGCACTGCATGAGGGTCTTGACCGTCATCGGTGCTGCCACCGGCTCGCCATTCACGTCGCCGAAGACACGGAACACCAGGACTTCTTCCGGCCCAGTGCTGAACTCGGCGACCTCGACGAACGACTGGCTGCTCAGCGAGCCGCCGACGGTGATGCCGACGTCGTTCTTCGGGATCGAAGCGGCTTGAGCCATGGCTGCCGACGAAGAGGTGAGACGGTGTGAGGCCTTGGTCGGAGCAGCCGAGAGCGTGCCGCCACCGGCTGAAGCCGAGTTGAAGTACTCGGCGCTGCCCTTTGCGGCGTCGCCGAGCAGGCCAGAGTTGGACGAGAAGCTGCGCGTGCTGTTCAGCTCACCGCCAATGTTGTAGCTGTCATAGGTCTGACCACCACGGAACGGATCGCTCCCGCCCTTGCTGTACAGCGTGCCAAGGCGCGCCTGACGCTGATAGTAGATCGGCGAGTTGTCGAAGGCGAAGCGCACGCGAATGGTGCCGTCCTCGACCTTGATGCCACGTGGACCATTCTCGATCTTGGCGGTGCGCTCGATGAACTTGAAGCGCTGACCAGCGGAGAGGTTGCCGTTCTCGATGAACCGTTCGAGGTCGATGGTGCGACCAGCTTCGATGACGAGACCTCCGCCAGTGACGTCCTTGCCATCGATCTCGATGTTGACGAGCGCCTTGCGGACGTTCAGGTTCTTGAGGGTGATGGCGTACTCGGCGCCAAAGGGAATGAAGACCGAATCCTCGACTTCACGAAGGACGCGCCCATTGACTTTGAGGGCGGCCGCGAACTTGTTTGCATACATCATTGATTTCTCCACTGGGCTTCTCGGAACCCCACAGACTAAGGGGTTGATGATTAAAGTCTGCTGAGCCAGTGCTGTAATTATACCCTGCGAAAGGACTTCTGCAACTAAATACTACGCTGAACCTAAACATTGTCATCATGCTGAGAAAGCTAATAATCATCCTCCTTCTGCTCCTCGCGAGCTGCAAACCGATCATCAACGAGTCAAAGCTGACCGAGGAAGAGCTAGTCTACGCGGCGGGGAAGATTATCACCGTTGGTGCTGACGCAAACTTTCAACCTTACACGTCGGTGTCCTCAACCGGCGAAACCGTTGGTCTGTCGATTGATGTGCTGAAGAAGGTTTCAAGCCGAACTGGACTTCGGTTCAATGTGCTGCACTACAATGACCGCGCCGAAATGATGCTTGATTTCTACTCTGGCAGACTAGACATATTGGCGGCTGTCAATCCTTCGCCGGAGCAGCTCGCCATCATGGGTCTCACTGAACCATACGCGCTGCTCTCAACAGTGATGCTGCTGAATAGCCTGCCAATCAATTTCCCGCTGCGCGTTGGGTATGCCCCAAACTACTTTGGACAGGACCGATTGAACAATCTGCGAAAGCAAGTGACCATTCTAGCGCTTGAGAATGACCATGCTGCATTTCGAGCTATGATGGCCGGTACGGTCGATGGTGTCGTCACCAATCTCGGCTCGGCATATTACTTTGAGGCGATGTACCATCGGCACTTCAAGACCGCCCCAATTGAATTCCCGTACGCGCTCTCGTTTGGTTATCAACCGACGAATGCGCGACTTGGCAACATCATGCAGAAAGCCGTCAGCTCGCTGACGGTCCCAGAGCGTCGCGAGCTGAAGCTTATCTACGAGGCACCACCGGCTGCGATTCCTTAAATAGTCTCGAAGATGAAGTTGAGCACGGCTTCGATCGCAGCGATGTCAGGGATCGAGAACGGGAAGTCGTTGTTGAGGTAGATCGCCTTGGCTTCGGTCTCCTCACCGGTGCACAGCACGATGAGCTGCGTGTCAGACAGCTCGGACAGGCGATTCTCGACGACCCTGAGCGTGTCCATCGTGAACTCGTTGTACAGCGCGACGAACACGCGCTTCATCACACTCGCTTCGTCCTTGAGACGATTGATGGCGCCGTTGTCATAGGCGATTTCAGCGATGGCGCGAGAGAGATTTTCCATGGTGTGTCCTTGATTCGGTAGGACCATTATACCACGAACCTGGGAATCTGGAGCGGCGTTACACTTTAGGTGCTGATGCAGCTTGTTCCACTTTAGGCGCTTCATCTGGCAGCGTTGGGGCTGGGTAGGCGAGGCTGAAGAGCCAAGCGACCGAAAGATACGCAACGCCAAAAATGTAGTATGAAGCCAGCATTATGACTTCTGATCCAAGAACGGGCCAATCTGTCGAGCCGTGGCGTTTTGATTTTCAAGCAGCGCTCGGCAATATCCAATGAAGGCCTCAAGAGTGTTGATGGTGCGGTCAGCTTCATCTACTGCGTTCTTAGACCCAAGTGGCTTGCGAATGGCTGGTTCGATCTTGATGGAGGCCTTGTCAGCGATGTCAGTTGCGCCCTTGGAGGACATCAAAGCTGCTGACATCATCTTGCGATACTGTTGATCGGCAAAGACGACGGAGAGACGCTTCAGCTTCTCGTGGTCTGTTGTGAAGACCGCTGATCGCCTATCAAGCTGAGCGAGCAAGTCAAGTCTTAGCTCCTTAAGCCAATCTTCAACGGGCTTACCACCTCTGGCAGCTTGAACGCGAGCTCGAAGTCCGTGATCGGCGAGACCACGGAGGTTGGCCATGTACTTGTCTGCCATCCCAATGATGATGGCCGGGATAGCATCCATGTTCTTTTTGACGGTGGCTCGTGCTTCATCGTCAGGCATCATCTTCGTGAGCTTCGCATGATCAAGAGTCGATGTCGCTGGATAGCCGCCAACAATCTGCGCGATGATCGGCTCCATTGATTCATCGACCGTCGCATCCTTCGCGCCGGCCTTGTCATCGGCTTTCTTTACATCGCTCCAGCCAGCGTCCCAATGACCCTTGAAGCTGTTTGCGGCGTCAGTAGCTGGAGTGCTGTCTTCACGAAGGACCTTGATCTCGCTTAGACGCATGATTAGTGTCCGTTGGCCTTGTCGAACTCGGCGTCGATGTCGTGCAGCGCAGCGTCAAGCGAGTTGAGAGCTGAGATGGTTGACAATGCTGATTCTACCGTCGAAGTACCGAAGTTGGTGTCGGTCATCTTCATGTACTCCAACCAGCGCGGAGCCTTGATGACGGCCTTCATCTTGTTGAGGTGGTCGAACAGACCGAAGAACTCGTCGGTGAACTCGCCGCTGTCGCTGTAGTCGCCCTTGGCTTCCAGCAGAACCGAACCTGAGCCCGAACCTTGAGCCTCGTGAACCTGAGAAACGAGCAGCTCGGCTTCCATCAGCAGCTTGGTGATGGCCTTCTTATACTCGGTGGTCAGCGCGACGATCTGCTTCTCGATGTTCTTGCCGTCGGCGTCCTTGACAGTGTCGAGCTTGGCAGCGCCAGAGCTCTTCATCAGGGTCGAGAGCGAACCGCCCTTGCCGAGCTTGTCGCTCAGGTCGCCGAGCGCGTCGTCAACGATGCCGCGAATGCCGTCGAAGTCAGAGGTTGCGCTCTTGGCTTCAGTGAGACCCTTGCCCGCCAGGGATTGAAGACGATTGAAATTCATGTGAATGCTCCAGTACGGAAGTGATGGAGTATTTATCGTCAGGCAGAAACCCGAAGAGGACCTTGCGGTCCTCTTCGATTCCTTATTTGGCAACTAATGCTATTAGAATGCGCTGAGTGGTGTTACTTCTTCCAATCAGCGAGGCACATGGCCCACTTGAAGTTCTCCATGAACTCATCGTTGGCGAACGTGGAGTGCATAGGCCAGACAAAATTTTGCAGTGCATCACGTGGCAGCTTGAGAGTGCCAGTCCAGTGCTGACCACGACTTGGCAGCATGTGATAGGCCTCGACGGTGAGCGCGTAGCGATCAGCCCAGCCGACGATTGGCGAGGTCACGTGAACGAGGCCGGTGCTAAGGTTCTTGTCGGCAATGAACTCATCGCCCATGAACTTTCGCAGAATGACGTTCATCAGCCGGCCTTCGAGAATCATGTAGCCGGTCTTCAGCTCGGGCAGCTGCTTGGCCGGATTCGGAATGTCGCGCAGATAGGCTTCGGACGCGTCGTGCAGCAGACCGTGCAGCGCAGCAAGGCGCCGTCCATCTGGGTCAAGAGACGCGATGTGAAAGCACGTCGAGCCGATGCCGCTGTCCTTCAGATAGTCCAGCAGCGAATCTTGAATCGGACCTTCCTCGAAGGCCTTGACGATGAGGTTGAAGACGACGGACGAGTGCTGCGCGACGCTGTACGGATTGGGCGTGTTGGTGTGACCGCCAAAGCGAGCCTCTCGGCTCAGACCCCAAGCGATGTCGTCGATGAAGATGGTGTCGGGCTGTGGGTCAGCGAAATCGACGTAACTGCCTGAGACAGTTTCGATAGACGTAGAGTTGATTGCCATGTGTTACCAGTGGTTGATTGGACAGGTTGATTCGAGAAGCTTGACCTTGAGGTCAAGAAAGCAGCTGCACAACTTGCACTGGCGAGAGTAGCGAGTCATGTACTCGCAGCTCTCGCACACTTTAAGTCGCTCACCACCAAGCTCTTCAGGTGCCATTGGCGGAAGCTCGCCGCGCATCAGCTTGACGGCGATGTCCTTGAGGGTGAGCGACACGCTTAGCCGATCGTGATCAGCAACGGCTTGTCGGCTTCGTTCTCGACCTTCATCAGCGTGACGGTCAGCATGCCGTCTTGCAGACCAGCGCTCGAGACTTCGAGGTCATCGGCGAGATTGAAGGAGCGCGTGAAGCTGCGGCGAGCGATGCCAGTGCGAATGACCTCGCGAGTTGGTGCGGTCGGCGTGGTGACCTCGGCGCCAGGCGCGTTGAGCACGGCGTTGTCGTCCTGCACAGGCGGTGCGGTCTGCTTGATGCCGTTGTCGCCTGTGATGATGAGCAGCGACTTCTTCTTGTCGTGCTTGATCTCGATGTCCTCGCGCTTGTAGCCAGCGACAGCAACTTCGATGATGTAGCCATCACCAACCTTGTAGACGTTGTACGGCGGGAAGTTGCTCGACTGCGCGGTGCGATCGGCAGCGGCGATCATGGCGCTCTCGAGCTGATCGAACAGATTGTCGAAGCCGAGGAACGAGTGGACGATTGGGCGGAATGATGGATTCATGAGAGGTACTCCTTCAAAGAAGCAAGTTGGTTGATGTGAGGCCCTTTCGGCACCTCGCGAACTGACGCACCCCGAAGGCTTGCGTCACCTCTATTTATCGCCCTGCGCAAATCAAGATTTAGGTTCGGGCGTGTAGGTGACGGACTCGTTGTTGAACGACAGCTGAATGATCACGGCCGGCCCACCGAAGTTGCTCTTGCTGACCTGCTCGAGGTAACCAGTCGCGTTGACCATCGTGGTGGCGGCGATCTCGCGCGCCAGCTCGGAGACGATCGAATCGACCTCGGCGTGAAGGCGCTTGCGAATGAGCTCTTCAAGCTCGGCCTTGATGGCGTTGGTGATTGACTTCGCGATGAACTCTGGCGAGACGCTGGCGGTTTGAATGGTCATTGTGTTCTCCGTTGCTCGGCTTCCCAGTCCTCTGGGAGATTGCCGGTGAGTAGAAAGTCGCGATCGACGTCGGACAGCTGCGGACACAGCCACTTGACGTTTCGAATGCGCTTGAGCTGATCGAGCTGCTGCTCGGTGATGTTGATCTCACGCTCGCGCGTGATGCCTGACAGCAGGCTGGTTCGTTTGATCTTCATGACCGACGCTTGTTCGACGAGAGCAGATTGACCAGCTCTTCCTCGGTCACGAGCTGATCGGCACCCTTGTTGTAGGCTGGCGCCACGTTGAACTTGCGCTGCCGTGCGGCGAGCTCACGAGCGAGCAGCTCCTCGTTGTCACGATAGAGAATCTCAGGGCGATGAACGCTCGTCGTGCCATTGCCGCCAGGCGTGCTGCGACTTGCCGGCAGCGAGACCTCGCGCAGCACTGGAGCGTGCACTACGGGATTGACCCGCTTCGTGCCTGGCCGAAGTGAGCGACCAGAGAAGGTTTGCGATGAGACGCTTGCCAACCAGGCCGCGTGCTCTTGCTCGACCTTCTGCCAGCCAGGCTTGCGCTTGGTCTTGCCCGACTTTGTCGGCGAGTAGACGATGCCCATATCAGCCGAGCATCGCAATGATCAGCACGATGAGCCAGCCGAGGCCAGACCAGCCGAGCAGCAGGTTCACGAGGAAGATGCCACGCATCGACCGATGATGGTTGAGTGCGGCGATGATGCTCGGCAGAAAGTAGATGATGAGGCCGATGAGGCTGATGAGACCGATCATTTCTTTGCTTTCTTTGCTGGGACTTTGATCCAGCGAATTGTGCCGTCTGGTGTGCAGGTTGGAGCCTTGATCCAGCGCGGCTTTGGTAGCGGGGCTGGTACCACTATAACTTGCTTTCCGCTGCCTGGCTCAATGTCAAGCGGCGGCAATTCAGGTTGCACCGGCACTGAGACCTCGACTGGCACGTAGACGATCGTCGGCTCTGGTGCAGGCGGAGGAGGGGGTGGAGGTGGTGGCTTCGGCTTTGGCACCGGTCGAATGAACAGGTACTCGCCACGCCCAAGCTCTGGCCGCCAAGCGTAGCCGTCGCAGATTGCTCGTGAACCTTCTTGCTCACACTGCACCGTCACCACTCGCGGGTAGATCGTCCCGGCAGTTGGATTGCCGGCGAGATACGACGGCACCTGAAAGACGCCAGCATCCGCCGTTGGCAGCGCGTTGACGTAGCCCTCAACGGGCCCGTCTTGCACGCCGCTACCGAACAGATTGCGTTGAACAAGCACCTCGGTGATCGGCTGCGCCGAGACCACCGTTGAGATCAACAGCAGCGCTAGCGCTCTCATCTGTTGCCTCGCGGCGACGTTGCGACCGGACCCATTGACGGCGCTGCGGCCGTCTTGCGAGCCAGTCGAGTCTGTGGGCAGTCATCGCGACCAGCCAGCTCCATCGACTGTCGAATCTTGTCCTGCATGCAGAGGCGAGCAATGGCGGCATCGCGCAGACCCCAGTTCCACAGCTCGCGCCCTTCCTTCAGGGCCACGCAGCTCTCGCTCTCGTAGGTCGTGCCACCGCTGAGGCCAACGCCAACCACGCTGACACCACCCGAGAGCGAGCCCATGCAGGTGTCGTTGGAAGACACAAGCGGTGGCCCACTTACCGGTGGTGCGCTCTTGATCGTTGACTTCGCGTCAGCTGGGCTGGAGAAGGTGATGGCTTGAGTGTTGCCAGCGTTGTCAGCCTGCGCTTGACCGTTGACGGTGCCCTCGACGGTGTTCTGCGCGAAGGCTGAGACGGCGAGCGTCAAGCTCGCGAGAACGAGAAGGTGCTTCATGGCTTGGTGACGATGATGGTGGTTGTTGCGGTACCGCCGGCGCCGGCCTCGATGGTGGCGTTGACGAACGATGCTGTGTCGGTGGAGGTGCTGCCGCAGCCAGAGGTGCACGTCAGATCGCCAGCGCGAGCCTTGAGATCGACGTTGACGATCTTGACGTCGCCGAAGCCGGTGGCCGTGGCGAACTTGAAGAGCTGGCCGTCTGTCTTGCTGGCAAACGACGAGGACGTGTGGCCAGACGAAGCGTCAGAGCCGTTGAGGGCAGCAGTAGCGCGAGTCAGCGCGCCAGAGAAGGCGTTGCCATCGACCTTCATGTCGAACGACTTGTAGGCCAGCGCTGCGCTGCCAGTCACAGCGGCAGTTGCGAGGCCAGTTGATTCGGCACCGCCGGTGCCAGCACCAGTCGACACGTTGCTGGCATCGGAGTAGCCGGTCACCGAGGTGAGGCCATTGACGCCGAGGTTGCCGTTGATCATCGTGCCGTTGACCCAAGTGGTCGGAGCGCAATCGGCGAGCGAGATGTCGTAGCCGACGTTGCGAGTGGCGCTCAGCGAGCCCTCACCAGCCACGAACGACGTCGCGGTGTGAAAGCCGGTGGCGGTTGACAACGATGAGCCAGCACCAAGTGAGTACGCAGAAACGGCAGCGGCCGACTGCACCTTGTTGACAGTGGTCAGCGACAGCGTTGGAGCCGGCGGTGCAGCGCAGGCGAGGCCTGCGAAAAGGGCGAGAGTGAGTGCAGCAAGCTTCATGGTTCTCCTATCAATGGTGGTATCGTTGTGATTGTCGTGAGCGGTCCAAGAACCGACCGGGTGAAGTCCGCCCAGTCGAGCTCAGCTCGCTCAGGTCGGAAGAGAAAGAAGGCACCACGGAACTTGCTGGCGTTGGCCTTGTGTGGCCGATCGTCGAGCAGCCAATCGTGCTCGGTGCCGAGCAGCGACTTGTCGTGCGTGAGAATGACTCGGTCTTCGAGCCACGGAAAGAGACGGCGATACCACAGCACCTTCTCGGTGTAGGCGTACGGTGAGCCACTCGGCGTCTTCGTGGCGATCCACACGCGAATCAGGCCAGCGTCGTCGAAGGCCTTGAGGCGTGCAATGCCAGCGGCTGCGCCGGGCGTGACGTCCAGCCAGAGGTAGATGCCGGGCAGATGTTTGAAGTTGTCGGCGTGCAGACCACTGGCCTTGAGAGCCTTGTCGAAGTCGGCGACTGGCCCATCGCTGTCGATGTAGACGTTGATGAGCGCGGGAGTAGGTGTGGTCACAGGCGATTCCAGACGGAGACGGTGACGATCGTGAAGAGCAGCGCCAACACGCCGAAGATGACGAACCACCAGAACGCGTTGTCCTTGGTCTGCGGTCCGCTCGTCCCGATCAGAAAGAAGAAGAGGATCGTGAGGACCCAGAGAATGGCGGTGATCCAGATCATACGACCTTCCAAGTGAAGACGGCAACGGCGCTGACGATGATGGCCAGCGCGCAGGACAGGGCGCAGAGTTGAATCACGTCGCCACCTGACTTGTCATCGCGGGCAAGTGGATACAGACCAGCGAGGATCATCGTGACGATCCAGAGGATAGCAACGATGCCCCAGATCACGTCAGAGGTCCGACTGAGCCGGCTTCTTCTTGCCACCGCTGGCGAAGGTCGAGTAGCTGCCCAGCTTCCACCAGGCCTTGACCTTGGTGGAGGTGCCGGTGCGGGCCGGGCCCTTGCCACCGTTCTTGTGGAGGGACGAAATCTCGCGAGCCTTGGCGAGGTTGCGAGCGTTCTTGCTGTTGCGTGACATCAAAGTCCTTTTGTTGAGGTGATAGAATCATTGTACCACGCTTTGAGGTGCGTGGCTAACCTTGAAGCAGGTTCAAGAGCTGATACGGTTCAGCGCGTCGTTGACGCGAACGATCCGTTCGGACATCATGGCCTGACCGATTGCCCTGCCAACCAGGTGTTGGAACGGCCCAGACACGACGCTCCGGCCAGCTTGAATGATCTCGGCCAGCTCCGTCGACTCGAACGGGTACAGCGAGTTGTAGCCGGCGTCCTCGACGACGTCCAACAGTGCGACCAGATCGTCGGCGGTGGTGCGCGAGTTCCAAGCGCTGATGCGCGTCAGAAACTCGACCAGCGTCGCCGGGTTCTGCGTGTGGATCAGGCGAATGTCGCGCTGCGCAGCGTACAGCTTCATGCACCGCGTGGTCGAGAACGTCATCGGCAGCACACCCAACGGCATCGTCCCAGCTGCGAAGAAGTCGACGCGAGCAGCTGGTTCAATCACGTTGAAGACTGACCGCGCCATTCTCATGATGCGATCCAGCGAGTGCGACGTGACGTTCGGACCGAACAGCTCACGGAAGAAGCGAACGTCGTTCAGCGCGCCAACCTCGTACAGCAGCTCGAAGAACTTGGCTGGCTGACCATCGTCGGTGAAGACCTTCTCCAGCTCGGCCCAGAAGCGTTCATCCGGCAGCTCGTCCAGCTCGCCGCTGTCAACCACTTCGGCGGCCAGCGTCATCGTTCCAGCGGCGACCGTGAAGCCGTGTTGAGCGTAGCGCGCGTAGAAGCGAGCCAGTCGAACGACGCGCAGCGGGTCCTCGCGAAAGGCATCGGACGTGTGGCGCAGCATGTGGCGTTGCAGATCGTAGACACCGCCATGTGGGTCGACGTACAGATCTTCTTCAGCGTCGTAGGCGATGGAGTTGATCGTCAGATCACGGCGCTCCAAGTCCTGCTCGATCGTGACGTCATCCGTCTCGACCTCGAAGCCACCGTAGCCACGCCCGACCTTGCGCTCGGTTCGTGCCAGCGCCCACTCGTCCTTCGTGACGGGGTGCAGAAAGACTGGGAAGTCCTTGCCAACGCGCTCGAACCCGTCGTCGAGCAGCTCCTGCTCGGTAGCGCCAACGACCACGTAGTCGCGATCCTTGGGCGTACGGTTCAACAGCATGTCGCGGACGGCGCCGCCAACCAGATAGACCTTCATGTGTGGATTCTCCTTGAGGAGATTATACCACGTCAGGCAACCTTGTGTAGGTTTTTAAGTGTAACGCCAGCTTTGTTACAGTGCGGGCAGAGCGCCCGCCCAGTTTGAAAATTCAGCAACCAACCAGCCTTGCGAGCTCGCTTACGGCACTCGGCACCAAGCTCACCGGTGTACTGAACTGGGAACATACCCCAACGGTGACCGAGCTCGTCGATCAGATGGTCGAACTTGCGCGATGCTGAGTAGTTGTCGCAGTACAGGTCGAGCGAGTAGCCAGCAGCAATCATGCTGTCTCCAGAATTTTGCCGTAGTCCGGCATCGGCCCAAAGACTTCAACGCGCTTGACGCCGAGCCCTGAGCGAACGAAGACTTCAAAGCCAGCCTCGGTCGTGAAGATTGGCGACGGTGTGTCAAGCATCACCTCACGCCCCTCGAACATTGCCAGCTCGCCGGCATCTGATTCGAGCAGATAGAAGTCGTCCTCATCAAGGTCGTCAATGCGACCTAGCTGATAGTGCTCACGAGCGAGGCGCACGAGCGCGGCCCAAGCGTCTGACCCAAAACGAAAAATGTTCTGACTGATTGGCGTCCGTGAGTCGATGTGCCACTCAAAGGCCTCGTCGACGATGGCTTGACTTACTTGCATTTGATGACTTGCAGCGAGAGGTCTTCGCTGCCCTTTAGAAGCCGGTGCCAAACACCAGCGGGAATAAAAATGATGTCATCTACAATCAACTCTCTTGGCAGCTGATTGTCAAGCTGAATGCGCCAACTAGTTTCGTGATTCGGATAGACCAAGCGATCTTCCTCATCCCAATGCCACTGCAGCTCGGTCTCATCGACCGAGGCAGAAAAGATACGAGTCAAGCCGTTCTCCATGAACGGCAGCGGTTTCACCATGGGCGAGACGAGCTGAGCCCGAGTGACTTGGCGTAGCGAGCCACGTTGCAACTCCAGTACGCGGCCGACGTCTTGTCCTTCTGCTGCGCGCACTTGTGGCGAGCACGGAACGAAGCGGCAGCCTTCGGGTCGTCGTTCTTGATCGTGGCGTTCGGGTCGCCGAAGCTGACCTTGACGATGTTGCCCTGACCATTCTTCACGTAGACGTAGAACTTGCGCGTGCCACCGCGCTTTGGAGAGTTCAGCTCGACGGTTTTGCCCTGATACAGGGCCTCTGTGATTGGTTCAACTGGGCTGTCCTCGAGTAGGGTTTCTGGACAGCAGCTGAGAAGTTCGTCGATGCGCATGTTGTCTCCTTGTTAAGTTTTATTTATGGCCAATCCAACAACTTCTTGATATCGATCGACATCAGCACGCCGTACTCCAGATGATTGCCGTCTGGGGCGTAAGTCAACACAGAACGATCGATTCCAACGCTTTCGAGCTGCTCCTGAACGCTAAGCAGAAAGTTCCGATCTGTGGTGATGGCTCCGAAGCGCGCAGCGTCATAGCCGGCCAACTCGATGTACACGACACCGGCGGCGGTGTCATCCGCCTCGTTGATGTCGACCGAGATGTCGAGGTCATGGACGGCATAGTACTGCGGCATGTCGCAAGTACCATACTTGCCAAGGCCGTCGTCGCCAAAGGCAACGAGCGTCTTGTTGTTGAGCGCGCGCAGAAGCAGAACGCTGACGTCCGTCTCAATCATTTGCTGAACTGAAGCCATGGCGTATTCCTATGAGTCTAGAGTCAAAATCCACTCGGCGTTCTCGAGGTCGAGATCCGCCTTTCGAATCTTGCAGGTTGGGTATTGTTTGCGCGCTTGCGCCAGCATCCATGCTCGCTCGTCAGGCTGAACGCCAAGCACCTTCTCGTAGATGAGATGATCAGCGATGACGTCAGTCTGCTCTGGCGAGCATGGGATGGTGAGAATCATCACCGAACTCGCTGTCGCGAGTGAAGGTCCGTCGCGAGGTGCTCGAGCTCCTTCGACGCTTGCTCAACCATCCGAACTTGAAACATCGTCGGCTTCTCGACAGCGGCAGCCGCCTTTTTCAGAGCTGCGATGTTCGCTTCAAGCTTGGTCATGATCGAAGCCAGCTTGTCGTCAGCGGCCATGGTCTTGTGCAGGTTCGGTGTGTCAGCCATCATTCATCTCCGTCGTTAGGATAGCTATTTACAACAACCGGCTCAACGATCGTGACCCCTTCAGGCCGAGCACGACGGAACGTCCAGGTGTCCAGCTCGAGACAGGTCAGACCAGCCCACGCCTTGCGCTTCACATCGTACGCTGCGGTGTCGATGCAGGTGAAGTTGAAGATGGTCAGTGGGCGCTGAACGATGGTGTGGCCAGAGACGACACGGCTCAGCTCTGGTTGATGTCCGAAGTGATGGTAGCGAGCGGTGCGCACGATCTGCGCGTGGTTGGACAGGTCGGCACGATAGAAGTTTAGAAAGACCTCACGACCCCAGAGCAGGTGCGAGCGCGTCGAGGCACGGTCGTACGGGTTGTTCTCCGTGTGGCGAGCGATCTGCTGCACGAACTCCTCAGACGCGAGGTCAACGTCGGTGATGCCAAGGATCGGCGGCAGCTCAGCGTGCACAAGGTGCACTTGCTCACCGCTCTTCAGCTTGACCGTGATGAGGTACGGCAGCTCGTCGGCGAGCTTCGCCAGCTCGAGCAGCTCTTCGTCCTCGGGCTCCAACGGTTGCTTGTTGATGATACGCGAGATGCTTTGCAGCGCCCACATGCCGCCGTTCTGCATCCACGACCCGGCGAGGTCGTTGTCGTAATGCAGCGTGCCAGAGAGCAGCATCTCCTCGTGGTTGGCACGAACGGCGTGAAACCAGGGTTCGCGCAGCAGCGCGAGGCAAGCGAGATGATCCTCACCACGATCGACGAGGTCGCCAACGCTGAAGAGGCGATCGCGCTCGTAGTCGAAGCCGATACCCTCCAGCAGAATGCCAAGCATCGACAGAGACCCGTGTAGGTCGCCGATCATGAAATCGCGACCAAGCAGATTGGGTTCGAAGGTTTTCAGTGCTTTCATACCCCGAAAGGGCGGGACTTGCGTCCCACCCGATTGGCTCAAGTCCTTAGAACTTGAAGATGCCGGCGAAGCTGAACTTCACGATGTGGCGGCTGATGTAGACCAGGAAGTCAGTGAAGGCCTTCCACGCTTCGGCGAGCAGGTCGCCAAAGATCAGGCTCAGACCGTAGGCTGGCCAGAACAGCGTCCAAGCCGTGACCCACTGTGTCAGGTTCCACTTGGCGATCTTCGGCTCGATCTCGAGGGTGCCGTCGATGCGCTCGACGTGAATCCACTCGGCCTTGGTGTTCGACTTGTCGAACTTGCCGTCGATGCGATCACGAGCGAAGACGACCAGCGGAACGATGTCACCGTTGGCGGATGCCGAGCGGAAGATCGTCGAGTAGGTGTCGCCGCTCTTGAGCTCGTCTTGACCCTTGGAGGCCAGCTGCTCATTGACGCCGAACAGTTCTTCGCCGCTGATGAAGAGCTTGCCGTTGATGGTCGTCTTGAGGAACTTCGCCCAACGGTCAGCGTACTGGTTCTTGGCGCGCCAGATGCCGAAGAAGAATTCGAACAGGACGTAGAGGAGACCAGCACCGAAGTAGAGACCAGCTGGTCGCCAGAAGGCTGCGGTCATCACGGCATCCCAGAGGACGACGCGGTCGTAGGCTTCCTTGGTGACCTTCTGCGAGACCGGGTCGATGACGGCGGCGACGTGTGCGTTGCCCCACAGCGTGAAGGAGTCACCGAAGTGAACCCACAGAAAGGCACCGCCGACGATCAGCACGAGCCACTTGTAGGCTTCGTGACCACGCCGGTCGAAGGCCGTGGCGATGATGAGCGCGATGAGCAGCACCGCGCAAAAGAGGAGCTCGATGAGCCCAAGTCCGAGAAACAGCATTTTGAAAATCCCTTTGAATCAGGTTGATGGTAAGGCTATTCTATCTTCAAAACCAGTCCTGCTCGTCGGGCAAAACAGGTTCGGCAACCTCACGAGTGTAGCACTTGCGAGTCATGCAGGTCATCGTCTCGTCGACGAGTGGGTCCAAGTACTTGATAACGAAGTGGGTCTCAGTTTCGCGGACCACCTCGCACTGTACCCAGTAGGAACCAGCCATGGATGTGTGTAGATATTCGTGCGTGATGTGTTGACCCACAGCTTGCTCCGTTTGAACTTTGCCGCTGCGACGCGCGGCCCGTTGAGCAGCTGCTCGCGCTCCAGCTCTTGCTGTGCGAACTTCAGCACGTCGAGCATGCGTCGATACGTCGACTTGGAGATGGCCAGAATGGTCGGCTCGCCGTCGCGCAGGACGTTGAGGTAGATGCGCTCGGTCATGACACGTCGGCGATCGTCAGGCCGGTGTCGGTGTCGCCGTCCACACGGTAGATGCGCTCGTTCCACGCGTAGTAGGAGTAGCAGGCACGGTCCGCGACCACCGAGCACTCTTCACGCCCGCCCATCCAGCGCGTCTTGTCGCCGTTGAACACGTGCTGCCACGACAGCAGCTTGATGTGCATGCCAGCGTTCTCACCCTGCGAGGTCCGATTCGCGTGCCAGATTTGATCGTCACCCTTGCTCATATCAGCCCCAGTGCAATGTTGGAAAGATCCTCGTCGAGCATCTCGACCTTGTCGTAGACGGAGATGACCGACTTCGGCGTGGTGGTGAGGTCGGCGTAGGCCTCGTCGGCGTTCACGACGACGTTCAGCCCGGCCTTGCGAGCGATGTGCTGCATGGCCTTGTTCTCGCGCAGGCAGGACATGAAGAGCGTGTTGATGCCCTCCTCCTCGGCATACTGAATGGCGATGAAGAGCAGCTGACTTGCCAATCCGGCGCCGCGCTGATCACGATCCACCGACACGGCGAACTCAGCCATGATGTGCTCACCAGCCGGAATGATCGAGCTGATGTGCGCGAAGCCAACGAGCTTGCCGTCGACCACCGCACCGTAGGCTCGGCCCGCGTTCATGTCGAGGACGTTGTTGACGTAGTGCGTGATGGCGTAGTCGCCAAGCGAGGCGAAGAAGCGAAGGTAGCGATCCTCGCGATTGAGAGCCAGAAGGTGGCGCAGAATCAGCGGTCGATCGGGATCGTGAAGTTGTGTGATCATGTGGTGTTGGTACCGCCAGCTGGAATCGAACCAGCGTCTGAGACTTAGGAGGTCCCCGTCCTCTCCGTTGGACTATGGCGGTGTAGTATTTATGGAGTGCCGAAGATGGCGTTGAGCTTGCCGTTGAGGGTTTCGGCGTAGGCCTCAGTGAGGGTGCGAAGCTCGCCGTCATGCATGACTCGAACCTCATCGGCCGTCGGTTCGGCGACCACGTCATCGACCAGGTCGTCGATGCCGACCTCGATCACCATCGTGTTGATTCGAGTGTCCGTGAAGAAGCCGTCCCAGATGAAGACCAGGTCGCTGGTGTGCGCGCCGCCGATGTCCTTGAGCTCGACTCGAATGCGCTCACCTTCTTCGATCGTCTCGACCAGTTGTCGCGTGGCGAGGTACGGCTTGAACAGGACGAACGACATGCCGGGGATGCCGAGCTGATGGGTGTCACGCTCGACAGCAACGATTGAGTTGGCCTTGAGGGTGATAGTGCGAATGTCTGCCATGTGCGGCTCCGAGTTATCGTGGCTCGATTATAACATCAACGCGAAGCGTTGTGTCGAACCGATTTGTAACGCTTTGCTCGCGTTACAATCTGATCCGGCGGAGCGTTCTCATCGACCATGCGCCGCAGCTCCTGAAGGTCCCTCCAACGATCAGGAATGCTCCTGGACCCCAGAACAACGAAGGTCAATAGTCTACCACCCGTCACGATGATCGTCACTACGCACCCTCCTGAGCGGTTGATGAAGCCGGTCTTCGAAAGTAGAAAATTCCACCTTGGGTTCAGAATGAGCGGGTTCGTCGAGCCTCGTTCGGTATTGCCAATTGAAGCTGTCGAGCGCGTTGAGATGTCAGCCAACGGCGTGGCGAGCAGCCCCTGAGCGAACTCAGCAATCTCACGCGCCGTTGAGACGTTGCCCGCATCAAGACCAGACGCCTCGACGTAGCGCGTGTTCTCTGGTAGAAAGACCGGTGAGGTGGCGTAGCGCCCAAGCGCAATGGCGGCGACGTTGTCCGAGGAGACGAGCGTCAGCTCGATCAGCTCGCGGCGAGAGTAGAGTCCGCCAGCGCGCAGTGGAGTGCGCCGCATGTGCCCGAGCTTCAAATCCTCAGGCAGAATGCGAATGAGCGTCTCTTGATCCTGATCGATGGCGGCTCGCGCCGTGATCAGCTTGGTGATGGAGGCGATGGAGCGAACGTCGTCCGCATTCTTCTCGAGCAGCACGCCGCGGTCAGCGTCGATGACGATGTAAGCTTCAGCTGTCACCGCGTGAGCGAGACAGCTGAAGCACAGCATCAAGACGGCGAGCGCTGCGCGTACCATTCTTGAAACGTCGGAATGGACGTCAGAGTCTTCTGATTCTTCTCGATGTACGCCCACCACTCGGCGCGCAGCGCATCGGCTTCGAGGCGCGCCTTGTCGAAGTACTGAGCGGGCAGCTCAACGTTCTTCACGCTCATGATTTCGCCAGCCGACGCTCGAGCTCGTCACGAACGCGCAGCAGGTGATTGAGCAGCGCATCGTTCTTCACGGGGTCCTGAGCTGCCCAGCGCTGCATCTCGATGATGTGCTCGAGCATTCGTTCAATGCTGTTCATACGGCGTCCTTCTTCTTGCGCGGCTTGCGCTCCTTGGCAACCTTCGGCTCGGTCGGCACCCTGGCCGGCGGTGTCATCTTGGCGATGCGCAGCCAGAAGGCTTCGTTGACGCGAGCGTCGATGAGCTTCTGCGGGTTCTCGCCGTTGTGGCTGCTGTGCGCTTGAACGTAGGCGTCCAGGTCAGCGAGGTCGTTCAGCACCGCTTGATTGTCCATGGACATCGTGCGATGGAAGTTCACGCGAAAGGCGAACGAGCGGAGTCCACCCTCGAGCTCTTCGTAGGTAGGCTTTCTCATTCGCCTTCGCCCGGCAAGGCGACCTCGAGCATGTGCATGAAGAACGTCTCCTGCACGATCAGCCCAGTGACCTTGTTGAAGTACTTGCAGGTCACGTTCGCACCAGAGATGAAGTACAAGGTCATGCGCGGACCACCGGACTTGAGGCGAACGACGTCGCCAGCTTTGAATTCAGGCATGATGCCTCCTTAGATCAGAATGGGACTTTCGTCGATGAAGAGGTGGCGACATACTTGGTAGTAGTCGTCCGCTGAGAAGCCAATGGCTGGATTGACGAGCACGTGGTAGCAGTCGCCCTTGTGAAAGTCGGCGCCATCGTCGAGCGCGCACGCGTATCGCACCTCACGATGCTCTTCCAACCACTTGCGACACTCGGTGCCACGGTAGGTGTGGAGCTGCGGCGTGCAGCCGATGAGGCGATCAGCCATCAGCCCAAGCGCCTTGAGGTAGGTCTGAAGCGCGGCGAGATGCTCGCCAGAGCCGAACTGCGTCAGATAGGCGACAGAGGAGAAGTACGAGCGATGTGAGCTGGACAGCACGATGCGCAGGTCCTCATCCTTCGAGAGCAAGCGATTGACGAGGTCAACGGCGACTGGGTCGACCGTCTCCAGCGATTGCTTGATGCCGTACGGCAGCTCGCCAGCGCAGAGCATGCGCACTGCATTGTAAGCACCAATGTTCATCAGGTGCTGTCCGCTGCGGGCCAGCACGGAGCGTGAGCTGTTCAGCACGCCGTCGATATCGAGAAAGAGGATCTTCATTGCAGCTGCTCCCGAAGCAGGCTCTCGATGCGCTCGGCCACGCTGTCCGGATGGTCGACGGAGAAGTCGATGCCGTCACGAATGAAGCGGTTGGCAGGGTCAGCGTGCCAGCGTGCGGTCAGCGGACACGACGGATTCCACAGCCCGTACTCGTTGCGAATGCGACGCCCAACGGCGCCCATCGAGAAAGCGCCAGACTTTACGAAGGCCAGGTCCTCGGCGCTCCACTTGTCACGAATGTCGGATACGATGGCTTCCACCGACGCGGGACGTCTTGAGGAGATCTTCATAGGTCATGTCCTTGTAGAGATTGTTCAGCACACCGTCCAACCACCAGTGCGGGTAGGCAGGGTCCTCGTACAGCTCGAACTTAGCGAGCGTCCCCTCGAGGATCATCTCACGCCAAGCGGTTACCGTCAGGTTCAGGTACTGCTTGCCAACGGCGAACCCATTGCGCTCGCTGAGGGGTGTTCCATAGCTTTCGTGATTATACAACGAAAGCAAAGCGTCGTCATCGAAGATTAAGGTTCGCCCCATGGGCGTTCCGAAGTGACGATACAGCTCCGACATTCGCCGGAACTTCGGCGAGATGCCGTTTACAGAGCGACGAGGTGTTCCATTGGAATTGCGTTTAGCGGTGTCATAGCATCCTCCTAAAGGTGCGGTTGGTGGGAGATCTATTTATCCTCGAGGATCGAAGCAGACTTCGTTGACGGCGAAGGACGGTGGTCCCATGCGGAACAGCAGCTCGGTCTTCTCGCGCGGCGCCTCGACCAGCGTCATCCAACCCATGCTGGAGATCTTGATGAGGCGCTCTTGCCCATTCGGCAGCTGAATGGAGACCAGCAGCAGCTCGCCGTCGTCCAGACGAACGATGTTCTGCTTGGCGTCTGGCACGCTGACCATGCGGTTCATGGTGAGGTCGCTAACTGATTCGAAGTTCATGATGTGATCCTGTCACGTTTCTGAGTGCACGACCGGCAGCAGCACCGATCACGAAGGCGAGCCGAGTGCCACAGCACGTGGTCGCAGAAGGCAACCCACTCGGCGTTCGCCTCGAGCTGAGCGCGCTGCTCCTCGGTCGGCTTGCCCTTGAGGGTCTTGCGATAGGCCATGGCTTCGTCGTAGAGCTGCTTCCACCGGCGCCACGTGTCGTCGCCAAGAAAGTCGCGAGCGTCGAGCTCGCCAAGTTGATGTGCGTTGAGTTGAGCCATGCTCAGCTCCGCTTCCAGCTAGTCTTGTTGATGGGGTCCGAGCGATAGACGATGCCATCGACCTGCACCTTGCTGACATCGTAGATGGCGATGCCGATCAGGTCATCGCCATACTCACGCTCGATGGCGGCGATGATGGCGGGGCGGGTGCAGTTGTCGAAGCGCTTCTTGACGACGGTTGGCAACGGATCGTAGATGATGATCTCGACGTGAGTTTCGAGACCGAGCTTGGTGACGGCGGCCATGGTTGGCTCCTTTGTTCAGTGACACTATTCTACCACAGATCTTGGGTTCTGTGAGCGATGAAGTGTAACCAAGAAATGACAGTTACAATACCTTCTTTTCCTGATAAATAGACGAGGAGGATCTATGATTGCTTACTTGATCACTAACACCATGAACGGCAAACAATACATCGGGATCACGAAGGGTTCTTTGAACCGTCGGTTCAAAGCCCATCTGAACACGGCAAAGAAGGCAGATGATAACATCGCTCTCTATAATGCGATCCGCAAATACGGTGTTGATGCCTTTACCGTTGAACAGATTGCGAGTTCTTTCTCTCGCAAGGACCTCTGTGCTTTAGAAGTTCAGTTGATTGCTCAATACAAAACTAAAGCACCAAATGGCTATAACCTTACAGATGGCGGTGACGGTCTAAGTGGTTATACAAAAACGCCAGAACAAATAGCAGCACACAGCGCTAGAATGAAATCGTATCACGCTAACCTTACACCAGAGGCGAAGGCTGCGAAGAACAAAGCGATCAGCGAAGCCAAGATAGGCGTGCCGAACTTGAAGTTGAGAGGGCAAAAGAATGCCCAAGGGCATGTTCGTTCTGAAGCGTTCAAGGCGAATGCCTCTGAAAAACAAAGGGCATTCGCCTTGGCAAATCGCGACGAGATGGCTCGTCGCGGTAGGCTCAGGAAATCTTCTTCTCAATGTTAACGAGGATCAGCTCGTCCATCGCACGGGTCGCAGCCACATAACACAAATTCCGTTCTTGGGCCTGTTGCCAGTCCAGACGTGCACGCTTGTTGGGACCAGTTTGAAGCCAATAGACCTTCGACCATTCCCTTCCCTTGCTCTTGTGAATGGAGCTGAGCAGCACGACCTTGGTCGAGTCCTGATTGTCGGCGAAGATCGATTCGATCTCGGCAACCACCAGCGCCACGGGGTTGGTCGTGGTCGGGTCCTTCTGCTCGACGCGAGCGATGATGACCTTCAGGCAGTTCGCCTGGTCTTCGATGGCCGTCGCCTTGCTGACGTTCTCCTTGGCGGTGGCCTTGGCCGTCTCACGCTCTTGCCAGGCTTCGAGCTTGGTCGTCAGAGCGGCAAGGCTCTTGACCTTCCAACGACGAGCCAGAGTCACCAGACCCTTACCGATTTCACGGCCTTCGATCATGGCCGGCGTACCAGCAGCGATGAACTTGTAGACGTACTCGACGAGCGGAGCGTTGAAGCGGCAGAGGATGGCGTCGCCAATCTTGGCGGACAGAGCCAGCTCGGTGGAGTTCAGCGTGCTGACCACACCTTCGGGAGCCGTCTCAGCAGCTTGAATGTGGTTGACCCACTGTTGAGCGTAGGCAACCACCGCCTTCGGGCAGCGATACGTGATGGTCAGCGGAAGCTGCTTGGCGTTGGTCTCCGTAGCGATCAGGTCCAGCGCGTCAGAGTCGGCACCAGTGAAGCCGTAGATCGCTTGGTGACGGTCACCGACGGCGATGAGACGACCACCTTCAGCCAGCATGCCGAGAGCCAGAGCGCGACGAGTGGCGTTGGTGTCTTGAGCTTCGTCGAGCAGCACCCAGTCGTACTTCGGAAGACGAGCACCGTGGTAGAGCGGAGCGTAGATCATGTCGTCGAAGTCCACGATCTTCATGTTCTGAGCGATCGAGGCTTCGAGCGTCTTGATCGCCAGCTTGATGATGATCTCGGTGTTGTCGGTATCGGTGTTCTCGTCGAACGTCTCGACATCGAAGTGCTTGACCAGCTGCTCCCAAGCGGCACGGCTCTTGAAGCTTGGCAGACCAGTCAGACCAAGGCCAGCTTGCTTGGCAAGCGAGACGAGCTGCAGAACAGGACGTTCGAACGTCGCGTACTGAATGTTGCGGACACAAGCGTCACGGAAGATGTCGCGGACCTTGTCGCCATTCACTTGCGGGTGGCGAGTCGCGTTGCGCCAAGCGCTGAAGCCGGCGGCGTGCATGGTGCTGATGACCAGACCGTCCTTGCTCGGGGCGCGGGATTCGATTTCAACGGCGATCTTCTTGTTGTAGGCACCGAAGAAGATCGAGCCGCTCATCAGGTTCAGGGCCTTGACCAGCGTCGTGGTCTTGCCAGAGCCAGCGACCGCTTCCAGAACGCAGCTACCGGTGCCGTTCGTGATCCAGTCGAAGACCGTCGCTTGCTGCGGGCTGGGGACGAACTTCTTGGCGAGGCGGAGGGAGCTCATTTTGGAATCCTGTATCGGATGGCGATGGAGTCATTATACCCATCTTTTCCAACCCGTGCGGGAAACTTTGTAACGAACCCTCAGTCGTTACACGTAGAGTCGCTTCCACGGCCAGGCCAATTCGTCAGCCCAGCGTGGTCGAATTGAGATTTCCTTTGTGAGCTGATTCTGCCAGAAGAACCAAAGCCAGCGAGTAAATCGACTGCATTGAAATTTCTGAAAGGTCGTCATTTGAGTGCGCACGTTTTGCCTGATCTCTTCTGCGTGATAGGCCAAGTCTTCGTGTACTTGACCTTTGATGGCATTGGAATAACTAGCCCTGATTGTTTCTGAACTTCAGCGAGCGAGGAAATGAATTGATTCAAATCACCCTTTGCCGGCTTGTGCTGAAACAGATATACCTGTGATTCAGCCGTGACGGTGTCGGTGATTATCTTGTAGAAGGCGTGCGGCACGCCAATATGATTGGCGCCGATGGTCGTATCGGTCTTCGGCGTGTAAATGGCACCCGCCGTAATTTGAAGTGGGTGATTGCGAGCGACTGCCCAGCCGCGCGTAGTATCCTCGAGCTTCTTCCAAATACCACGATTGAAGCCAGCCAATTGCGGCGCAGCGTTCGTTAGTATCTTCGCCTCGGTGGTGGCCGTCGTTGAATACTCAAGGTCAGCCGCATTGGCAATATGCCCGATGTCGTAGCCTGACTTGGCGTAATCCTTTGGCGTGGCGCGTGGTGGCGGAACGGCATCATCGGCGACGAAGCCGTTGTCACGCTTCTCGCAGCCAAGGGCGTGCTCTGGCGTGAGGACGTAGGTGACGGCGAGTGGAAGCTCAGTGGCGGTATCGTTCAGCGTCCAGTACGAGCTACGGCAAATCGGCAGCGCAGACTTCTTGACGGAGGTCGGCGTGCCGTAGAGGAGCTGAGATGAACACTGCCCCATTGGGAGCGGGACGGTGCTAGCAGCTTGCGAGAAGAAGGAGACAGCAAGCAGCAGAGCTGCAAGAAGGCGGTGCATACGGGTCCTAGTAGTTGGTCGAGTATTTACACCGCCCTACGGGTCAGCTCTTGAAGATGCGCTTGGACGGGAGGGACGACGTCTTGACCTCGGTCACCTTCACGTAGCCCTTGCCGCTGACGTACTTGTCATGAGTCACCATGCCGGACACCGCTACGCTCGTCACACGGCCTTGACTGTCCTTGCGGAGGCCGACGTAGGTCGCGACGCGCACCTTGATGGACTTGTTGTAGCCCTGCGAGATGGCCACGACGCTGTCACCAACGTTGATGACCTGGCCGATGCTGTTGGTGAACGGCTCGGCGAGGCGACCCTTGGCCTTGCGAACGTAGTTGGAGGCCTTCTTGTTGAGGGCGCCGTTGTAGGCCGGCGTTGAGGACACAGTGACGGTCGTGACCTTGAAGGCCGGCGGTGGCGTCATCGGCTTCAGCGCCGGCAGAACCGGCATCGTCTTGCCTTGAGCGAGCTGCTCCATCTCGAACTGTGCCACACGGGCGCGTTGTGCATTCTTGTCTATCATTTCGTTCTTCCTAAAAATGAAGACCTTCCAGTCCTCTAGTTCAGATAAATAGAACATCAACAAGGAGAGATGATGTTCTGCGTGTATGTAACTTTTTATGATGGGGATCGCCTTCCGCCATGCTACATTGGATCGTCCTCAGTGAAACGGGTTCAGGATGGGTATCACGGCACAGTAAAATCTAAGAGGTTCGGCGCTATCTGGCGAGAAGAACTTAAGACAAGACCTGAGGCATTCGACACTTTGATCATTGAAACCTTTGACACACGGATTGAAGCGACTGAAGCTGAACTTAGGGTTCAGCGTCGTCTTCAGGCGGTCGAGGATCAGAGGTTCATCAATGAGGCGTATGCGACGATCAACGGGTTCTACACGATGGAGAAGAACGGAGAGCGCAATCCAATGTTTGGGCGAAAACACACCGACGAAACTCGTGCGATCCTTTCGGCGCAAGCACTCGCTCGAGATATGTCCGGCGATCGTAATCCAATGTTCGGAAAACCAGGTCCTAAAAGTATGTTGAACCGAAAGCATACCGATGAAGCAAGAACCAAGATGAGCGAGAAGCAACAAGCTCGTCTTGATAAAAACAACCATTGGCTTGGCGCTAAGGGCGAGGATCATCCGGCATTTGGATACAAGCACTCCGAGGACTTCATCAACTCTCAGAAGGTTCCGAAACCGAAGATCACTTGCCCACATTGCCAGACGAGTGGCGGGAAGCCAGCAATGCTTCGATTTCATTTTGACCGCTGCCGTTCGATCAGGTTGCCGACGGACCTTCCTTGAATGCCTTACCAACACCCTTCCAATACATCAACTGGGTGTTGGGATCAAGCTTGCGATTGACCGAAGTGCTTTGGATAAAAATGTCCCAATCGCCGGTGTCATCGGGAGCCAGACGAACGGTGCCGATGGTTGGCAGCGCCAGCATCTGACGAGCGGCGTCACCAGCGAACACGGTGCCGGTCGACTTGTCGCGAATGGCGATGCGCTTGTTGGCTTGCACCTTCGGCTCGAGCTTGACGAGCTGGTAGAACGCACCACCGCGAACCATCGCCTCGCCCAGCTTGGCTTCGACGAACGGACGGATCAGCGTGCCAGCATCGCATGCGGCGACCGGGAACAGGGTGACCTCGCTCGACACGTCGATGAGGCTCTTGCGAGCTTCGTCCACCGACACGTCGGCAGCATTCGCGTAGAAGCGTGACGTGGCGCGCTTGCCAGTTGCACGCTCGGCGAAGTAGGCGTCGAACGCTTGCACGTTGGCTTGCGTCGAGACCTCGACACCACGTGAGTTCAGGTCCCACTCGAAGATGCTGACCGGCGCTTGCAGAATGCCGAGGCTTGCGAGGTCCTTGACGCCGCCTTGCTTCGGCACGCGGAAGGCGAAGGTCCAGCGATCGGTGCCGACGAGCGTACGGATCTTGGCGGCGAGCTCACGACCACGATGACGGTCGCAGTTCTCTTGTCCGTCGGTCGTGGTGACGACGAGGAAGGAGACTTCAGGATCGTTGTAGTCGGGCAGGGCTTCGAGCAGCTCGATGCCGTCGAAGACGGCCTTGATCATCGGAGTGGAGTGGCCTTCGGTCGCGTAGTGAGCGATCGATTGAACGCGACGAACGTCGGTGTTCACGACCTCGCGCCCGATCTTGGAATCACGGCCGACGCAGATGGTCAGGACGGAGACAAGGGTTTCTTGATCGAGGGAGGTTGCTGACGCCTGAATTGACGCCAGTTGCTCGTTGAAGTCGCGCTTGGCGGCTTGAGCGAGGCTGCCCATGGAGGCAGAGTGGTCGCGGACGAAAAGAATGTAGTTCTTCATTTGGAAATCCTTCAAAGGTGAAAGTGATAAAGTTGTGTCGCTCCGTTGCGACGTTTGTATTTATCCTGATTCTAACCCTGAAGGACCTTTCCAGGTCCACTCGTATTTAGGTTCGGCGCTGACGACGTCCCTTGAAGACGAGGACGCCAAGACCAGCGAGAATCAGCGCATAGGTCTGCGGTTCAGGCACGGCCGGCGTAACTGGCGGCAGAGCCGCTGCGGCTGTCGCGTTGCTGTACTTCATCGTGTCAAAGGCAAACTGCAGCGAATCGCTGCCATCGCCGAAGCCACCGCCAGCTGCCTTGAAGGCGAAGCTGAAGCCAGTGATTTGTCCGGTGTAGCCCGACGTAGCAGCGACGCTGAACGTCTGACCGCCAGGAACGCCAGTCGGCGCCGGAGCGAGGGTCTTGAACTGAAGCTTGCCGTTGTTGTCCGTGGTGCCGCTGAACACCGTGGTGCCACCGTTGTACATGACGAGGTAGGCGAGGCCAGTGTCACTGCGACCAGCGTAGTTGAAGCTATCGAGGTTGAACGGCGTGTGGTCAGCTCGCTCGACGAAGACGCTGCGCGCGCCGCCATTGGTGCTCAGCGCGAGGTACGGGTCGCGAATCTCGGTGCTTGGGTTTGGAAACCAGGCCGAGCCGAAGCTGAAGCCGTGGTAGAGCGTTGACGCATTGAAGTCAGCGTTGTGAACGAAGTCGCTGAAGGTAAGCGTACCAGATTCAGCGTGCGCACCGACCGATAGAGCAAGAGCAGCAGAAGCGATGAGGGTGCGAAGGTTCATGTGATGCCTATAGTTAACGTGGAGTAATGTCTATTTACGTATAGTACCACAACTTCACACCTTGTGTAAGGCATTGTTTAGGTTCAGCGTAGGCAGAGAAGACACAGCGCCCTTATTGCACTTAGTCGTTCGGCCGATTGACGGTGCTGGTGACGAAGCCTGTCCGAAGACTATGTTCGCGTTGTTAAGCAAGAGCGGGAGTCATGAACTCGTAGCAGTCGCAATGGTGGGCCGGCGTGTGATTCTCTACTGTACTGGAGGAGCCGGTGGGATTCGAACCCACGGACCGTGTTGCCACGATCTTCACCTTTCCAAGGTGATGCGATAGGCCGCTCTGCCACGGCTCCAGTGATTCTATTTATCGTTCTTAGCTGAGCTCTTGCTCGAGCTCAGCCTTAGCGCAGTTCAGCGCTCGCTGAAGCTCTTCAACTTGCTTCTCGAGCTGCACAATGATCTCGACCGCCTTCCAGTTCGTCGTCGCTTGGTAGGCGAACGGCGCACCAGACCCACCCTCCGCCTTGACTTGAGCATCGCGCTCATGTCCGTGAGCGTGCGCCCGATCGGACAGAATGCTCAGAATTTCCTCGATGTTCTCGTCGGTGTGATGCTCAAAGGGTTCGAGACCCTCGACGATGCCGTCGTAGACAGGACGCGGTGTGATGATCATGATCAGTAGAAGTGAACGGCGATGATGTGCGTGATGCTGGCGAAGACGAGCATGAACACGAATGGAACGTGAGCGACGTGCCAGTAGCTGAACAGCTTGTCCCAAGCACGGTACAGCGCCACTCGCATGATGCACGTGAGGTATTCTACCACAATGTGCTTGGCTGTAGCGATGTGCTCACTGTGCTCTGGATAGGACCAGTGGAGGCGCTTGGCGATGATCTCGAGCTCTTCGTTGATGGAGTGCTGCGCTTGAAAGCGAACCATCCAACTCTCAGCCGGTAGGAACATCAGCAGCTTCGCCCAGTGGAGTGCAGCGTGCTCAGCATCGAGCGCGCGCTCTTCGAACATGTCCAACAGCCGACGACCATAGGGAGAGAACCACAGGGTTGAATCGACCTCGTCATCTAGTCGAGCTAGCTTCTTGAAGGTCTCAAGTCGGCGCTGCTCTGATCGCAGGCCGTTCTTCGTGTGGCTGTACAGAAAGCGACCGATGAAGCCGCTGAACATCACGATGATCATGCTCCACAGAGCGATGGCGGCGTTGACGGACCCAGTTCGAAACGTGCAGTGAAGCAGAATCAACGTGGGAGCCAGAATGCCGATGATCATGTGAATGCGAAGCCATGCCTTCATCTTGCCAAGTCGCTGCACCCAAAGCCACCGCACGTACTTGCGCAGCGGATAGAGCAGCAGAACCAACATCAACGAGCCTCCCACGACGCCGATCCAGTAGGCGATCGGATCATCGCAGGAGTAGAGGCCTGATCGAGCGATCAGAAAGGCGACGGTCATCAGCACGACCGTGGTCGCGTACGTGACCAGATCGCTGTGCCGTCGAATCACGATCTTACTTCGAGGCAGCAGAGGCGGCCGGAGCAGCCTTGTGTGCCTTGGCGTGCTTGTGAGCAGCGTGGTGCTTGACGTGCTTGTGAGCCTTCGAAGCGGCAGGAGCCGGGGCCGAAGCTGCGGCGGGCAGCGTGTTGGCGAAGGAGGCAGCGGCAAAGGTCAGAGCGAGAGCGGCGAGGAGTGAGCGTGTCATAGGTGTAGTCCAGTTAGTTGAGGGAGTCTGATCGGTGACCAGTCGCGGATTATACTGCACTTCACTGGCACCGGGCTCTATTTACTTAGGATGGAGGAGA